CGCGGCGGGTTGGCCGGGCCGATACCGAATACCAGTATCTCGCTTTCTTGTTTCGCGGTCCGATTGAGGCCAGATATTTAACGAAAAAATAATTCCGTTGCGTCATAACGAAACGGTGTTAGGATTTCGAAAGGAGAGAGATTATGGAACGTAAACAATCAACTTTACAACCCTCGCGGTGGTTCGTGTTCGTGGTAGGGTTCGGGACAGCGGTGGTGTTCGGTTCGCTCATTCTCGCGTTGTTCAGCGTGGCGACGGGTGGGTTGTGATGAGATACGAATTTAACCTTACGCTCGGCGGCGACGGGGAGACACGCGAGGAAGCATGGCAAGACGCGATTGAGTCCTTTCAGCTCGACCCCGACGATGCGCCAGCGATAGACCCGCAATCCGACACTCTGAATCAGATCGAGGATTTCATCGCTAACAATTACGAGGAGCCGATGTCTAGCTCCGACAAAGCGGAGATGTTCGAGCATATCGTGGATTTGATGGACAAGCGGAAGGTGTCGAAATGAGCACAAACGCGAAAAACGACGACCACAATCTAGCCTCGTTCCTCCACGAGATCCTGCTCACGCCCTACCTCGACGGCCCCATCGCGCGGATCGAAGCGGCGGTCACGAAGGTCGGGGTGTTGTCGGTCGAGGAGCGGACCGAAGCGAAGATCGCGGAGTACTACCGCGAATACCGGGCGTTGATTGGAACGACCGGGCGGACGATTCCGCAGTACAGCGACCCAGCGATTTAAACGCGGCTATCGAGGGCCGCACGGAAAGGGAGGACAAAATGAGCAGACTTAGCGAAATGCTTTATGGAGATTTGGAGACCGTAGACAGCTTACTTGAGTACGATTGTGAGCCAGCCGAATTGAGGGCCGCGATGCAGAACCTTTTGCGGCGAGTGCAAGTATTGGAATCAGCCGTGCAGAAATCGAACGCTTTAGACAGTTTTTAAATAGGGGGCGCGGGGGCTGCTCCGCTGGAGGATGGGAAAATGGCGAAAATTTACAAAGTTGTCCCAAGTAAAGATGAAACCGCGAAAGGTCTATTTGATGTGGTCTGCACTCGCGGAAACTTAGTTGTTAACGATGGCCTATCACATGAAGCCGCTCTTGCAGATGCACTGGCACGGCAGAGAGATTACGAGCAATACGAGAAAACCGCATAAACCCTGGGCGGGGCAGACGGGAAAGGGGTAACGGAAATGGCGACCACGGAACTGAAAATTGGCTCTGATTTTTGGGCGCGACAAGTCACTGGGCATTATGGGCCGGGTGGCGACCCGCTGGACTTCACAGTTATTGGCGAAACTAAAACGCTCTGGAAAGTGCGGCGCACTTCGCACCCTGAAGTCGTAACGAACCTCAAGAAAGATGGTTCCGAATGGATGCCGCTGCCAACAGAAGATGCCAAGAAAATCCTATGGCTCCGGGCCAATGCCAACAACATCGAAAAATCTCTGCATAGCCTTGTGCGGAATGCTTACGAGGGAAGCGTGGACGTTTCGATTTACGACACGCTCAAGGCAATCGCGGCATTACTGAATTACGAACCGGCGGCTACCGGGAAGGCGGGTTAACTGGGATGGCGAAAAATAAACCTAAAGAGATGGAGTCGGAACCGGACTGGACAACTCCGTGCGAAGTTTGCGGAGCAGTGCCGACAGTCCCAGAAACAGGCATGTGTGGGCCTTGCACTTTTGGTGAGGCCGATACTGCTGGTGGAAATTGGTGAGCGGTATGGCGGCAAACCAGGGGAGGCGCGGGAGGCGCAAATGAACACAGTTATTTTTATTTTGTTAATCATGCTTCAGTCATCAAGCGGCTGGAAGCCAGAGATGTGCCGTAATGCTGTTGAGTTCGCCACGCCAAAGTACATTCAGTACTGCATTGCCAACTCCAGGGAATATCCGTCCTGCTCGTTTAACGGGCATGATCCGCGTGAGGCAATGTGGGCTGCGCAGGGCGATCCTAGCCACTCGGCATACTTTGAAGTTCTAGATTGTTCGTGGCATGGAGGTAAAAATCCACGCGATATTAAAATCAACAAAAAGTCCAAGTCGCGGGAGGCCCACGATGCCAAGTGACACGGCGAAGCGGAAGCTAACAAAGAAAGCATTCCGTGAGTTTCTGAATCGGGAATCCGAAGGCCAGCCCAAGCATCGGCATTTTCGTTATCAGCAGCGCACGCGGCCTTATGGCGATTATCTTTATGCACAAGACCGCGAGAAATTCAACTTCGACTATCAGCAATGGCTGGAATCGCAATCCGTCCAGACATGAAAGGGGAGAATCACGCCATGAACACAAAAATTCCGTGGCCAGTGAAGTTCGCGGTCACGGTCGGTATACTCGGATTTTTCTGGTACGAGGTGATCCGCGTTGTAGCGGAGATCTGGAGGAGGTTTCAATGACACACGATGGTCATACTGCAGTTATTCGAGAAGATGACTTATTTCTCTGCTCACTGTGCGGTTCAGCGGAAGGCGCGACCACGAGCGAGTGCCCCGGCATTCAAATGAACGAAGCGCAAAAGGACGCAGTTTACATTGGGACATTGGATTACCGTGACAAGAAGTGGGTAACAGCGTGTTCGCCGCACTCTCCTGCTGCCTGGAGGAAACAATGAAAGTGAATCAAACACTCGGAAACATCGCGTTCGGCGCGTATTTAATCGGTTGCGTCATGACACTGGCGTTACTAGCGTGGGGGTTGTGATGCCGCGGAGCCCACAGACGAGCGTACTCGACCGCGACACCCCCACCTTCACCCGTTCGTCTACGGACCTCTGTGAAATCTACTCCTGTGCGGAGTGCGGACGGCGCCGGGTGTGGGGCCACGCCACAACACGAACGGGCGTGTTCCCGCCCGAACCCACGCCGGCGCTACGGTGCGAGAGGTGTGGAACGACACGGCGGCATGGGTTCGTGGAATCCCGCGCGTTGGACGTGACCACGGCGCTGGGGTGGACGGGCGACCCCGGCGCGACGGAAGCGAGAGTGATCGCGATGCGGTGGCGCGGACGGGACGGAGGGGAGTTGTGAGATTTAGAGATAAAATCCGGCCCACTGACGGCGCGGAAATATTCGCTACCCCGTTCGCATGGCTTCCAACCCGCGTTACTATCTACATCGGACCTGTCCAACATATCCAATGGATGTGGTTGCGGAGGTATTGCGAAACGCGAACGTATCATCGTTACTCCGGCCCTGGCGATTTCTGGACATCAAAAACGCTGGTTGCCGTCTGAACACAAAAAGGAGAACTCCAAATGACCGACTTCACCCACCGCGTGACGTGGCGCGAGAAACTCCGCACCCTACTACAACTCGGGTTCACGAACCAGGGACACCGCGTAAACATGCTTTCGCACACGGCTTCCCGGCAACGTTCGCGTCGTGCGGCGTTCGTCCGCCGCAACCGCGAACTTCTCGAAACGTACGGTTACAATATGCCGCGACGGGTCCGTCGCCGTATCGCGTGGGACGCCGCGAGTAACAGTGAGGCGAGACCGTGAGCGCGGGGCTGGAAGAGGTACGGGAACGGGCGCGGAAGGCGGCAGATAAGATTTGCTTCAACGCGAGTTGCGCAAGCGGTACGTGTCCAATCTGTCTATCTGAGAGTCAATTAGCTGAACATTTAGCAGCCTTCGCCCAATCCGAGCGCGAGGCCGAGATGGAGCGGTGTTGCAAGGATGTGTGCTCATTTTGCAGGGGAATCGGAAAGTATGAGCCTGCGAAGCGAATGCCCAAATGGAGACTTGGATTCACGAATGGAATGGCCGTTTTCCAAGCACTGGAGAATGTGACGCGGCGGCGATCCGCGAACGCTGGGCCGGGAAGAGGGAGGGGTAGGGCGATGAGATTCATCACGCTTAAAGAAGTTGGTCAGGAAGAAGTAACGTTCCCGATTCATCGGCTGCTCTGGCTAAAACCGGATAGAGAGTGGACTGTTGTCAGGTTGGATGATGGCTCACGCTTCACGGTCAAAGAAAGCAGAAAACAAATAATCGCGATAGTAAAGCGTGAGCGCGGAGGCGGCGATGGCAAATAGCGGACGGCACGGTTATTGCGTAACCTGTGGCGATGAAATATTTGCTTGGGAAAATGCGGTTGGTACGCTGATTTGGTCACATCTGCCTAACGGGAAAAACCATGACCATACGCCCGAGCCCATCTCAGGCGAAGCGTCCCCCGTCGAGTTCATGGAGATTCGCTGTACGTTATGTGGGGCGCAGCGATTAACCACTGGAGCGTGTTCGTTTATTGGTTGCAAAGACCCCCTACACGATTTCAGGATTGAGCAGATGGAAGTAGCGGCGGGCGAAGCATCCACGGGGGAGCAGCCGCCGGAGTTGGATTTTACTGAGCCTGATTTAGCTTCAATGGAGAGGCAATGTGAGGCAGGGTCGCTAACATGGAAGCTAATCCGTCAACTCCGCGAGAGGATTGCTGAGAAGAAAACTCTGGAAGCACACAGAAAATATCTTCTCGATAAGGTCAAGGGCGCGGCCCGTCCCGTGAGCGGCACAGAGCCATCCGCGTCCAAAGTTGAAAGGAGTTTAAATATGGAAAATTTACAGCGGGATGCTGCGCGGTATTGGCGGCTAAGAGTTTTAGGCTGTGCGCCTTGTGGCTCAACCGAATTGGCCACACAATGCGTGATGAGATTCACCAACCTAGACGCATTTGTGGACGCCGATATTCGCATCAACCCCTCTCGCGGAGAAACCGAATTATACTCCCAGCCCACCCAAGCAGCGGTGAGCGGCACAGAGGAAAGCGCGGGGCCACGGACGTGCATTTCTACTCTGGGCGATATTCGCTGCGAGAAATCGTTCGACCATGAGCACGATCATATGGGGCGAGACTCTACTGGAAAGGTGCATGAGTGGGTCTCATGGCCAGCCAAGACAGCGCAATTTAGTTGTACGGTATGCGGGATGAACATGGCGGAACCCTGTCAGCACTGGTGCGAAACACTTCTCCGTAAACTGACTGCTGTGGCCCCGAGCCTCACACTACGCTGCCCGAAGTGCGGCGATGGAGATTTAGCGTTGCAGATTATCAGTTTGGGCAATCTAGCGTGTGGCAAGTGTAAATTCCACTTCACGATTAAGCAGCCGGTGGACTTCGCGCAATTCTTCAGCGCACAGAAAGAGGCGGGACAATGACGGACGAACAGGAAATAGCATTTGGTCAATGGTTGGTGGACGAAGTTGAATCTGCTCACGGCAAGCCTACCGAAGCAGGATTGCGGCTTGTGCTCGACAAGTGGTCAGGATTCCCGCCATTCGACAAAGAATCCGGCGCGGCTGCGGCATCTCCCCAAGCCCCGGCCCCGCAGGACGGCTGGCGAAGTTTGATTGGCCCCGCTGCCGAGGAACGTTGCTGGGAGCAGATGTGCAAGAGCTTCCATGACAAGATTGCAGATGTGCTCGGATTGCCGCATGAGCCGATGCCTGGATTTGAGCCAATGCTAGCAAAGATTAGAGAACTTGCGGCCCCCGGCGCGTCCCCGGCAGGGCTGGAGCGGCCCAAATTTCCATGCCCTCGTTGCCCGCGTACAGATTTGCACGAACACTTTGACGAACCGGAGGAAACATGTGTCACATCTGCCAACGAATGCTCAACATCGCTAACGCTTGGAAAATCTATGGCAAGTGGTTCTGCTCAAAACGCTGCGTCGATCAATTTGAGCGCGATTGCTACGAACAGGGAATCGACCTCTAACGCAGGGCTGGAGCGGATCGCGCAAGCGTTGCGCACGGTTGCAGATGAAGTTTGGAAGCTATCTGAAACTGGAGATGCTCATATGCTTTCATCGAGGATTCATGGCATAGCGGCCACGATGGAGAAGATTTCGGCCTTACGAGATGAATATGAGTATCCACCAACGATTAAAAATATATGCGACCGCTGTGAAGCGAACGTGGTCAGCTTCAGCAATGATGACGTGAGCGAATTGCTGCATGAAATAAACAGACTCGGCCTATCCCGCAGCCTGGAGGGGCGCGGAGGGGAGTTGGACAAATCGATTCATGTCAGCCGCGATACGATGAGCAAGCTCATAGTTGGCTACATGGAATCGCACGGCACAGAAGAAATCCCGCCAAAACTATTATCCGTGCTGCTACAAGTTGTAGAAGAGGGAAATCGTAAGTTTCCATTTTCGCCACAGTCTGACGAGATAAAGGCACCGGGGTATGTCTGCGGTTTTCTCTATGGCATGAGTGCTCCCCATGTTGGCGGTTGCGGGAAAGAAGTTTTGCAGCATGAAAGCTACCGCTGTGCCGACTGTACCGCATCGTTCCATCGCGCCTGCATCAATGAGCATTTTGAAGCCGATGCCTACATAAAGGCCCTACGCGATGAGCGCAACCAACAGCCGTTAAAAGACTGGAAAGACTCACACGCCAAAGAAAAACTACGCGCAGAGGAAGCCGTGGGGGAGATGGACGCGCTACGCAGAGAGCGCAATGAAGCGAAAGCATGGGCCGACAAATGGGAAGGGTTGTCGAGCATGCAAGAGAAAGCATTGACGAGGGCTTACGAGCGAACCGCGCAACTGGAAGCGGCGTTGCGGGCCATCGAGAAATTAGCCGTCGATTACCAAATTGGCCCATCAGGCCGCATCGACAAGATAAGAACGCTAGCATTCAAAACCATTAACGAGCGGGCCGCGCTGTCCGCCCCCGTGGCGCAGGAGAGCCAGGATGTTTGAGAAAACTGAATACGTCAATCCCAAAGAAGGCTATTGCACAGAATGCAAGTGTTCCTTCGGCGTGCATCTCGTAACGTGCTCAAAGTTCGTTCCGCAATGCAAGGCGCACGGAATAACAAATTGCAAAAGATGCAGCGTGGCGCAGGAGAGCACAGAATGAAAACTGAAAATATCACTGATTTCGATGCCTTGAACGGCAAAGAGTTCGCCTTCTATGGAGCGACTGAGCAGCAATTCAAGATTGGCAGCATGATCTGGGAAGTTCTCGAAGACGAGGAAGATGGCTATCGTAGCTGCCTTGGAGCTATTGAGCGCAAGGTGTCGGACGCTATTTTCTTCAAGCGTTCAATCGCCAAAGTGCGCGTGGTTGTCGATGACGGCGATTACAAGCTCATTGACGTTAAGGATGGCCACGAATGGCTCACATTCGGCACAGACCATAGCGATTCGTATTACCCGTGGTTCTATTTCAACTATCAACCTAAAGCACCCGGCGTGGCGCAGGAGCCGAAGGAATGAGCGCCGATCACGTAACCGCGATTAAATGCCCGTCCTGCGCTCGGACCGTGGCCACCGTCGCGCCGTGTGTGAAGTCGCTTTACGATAAGGCGTTTCATTGTAAGTGTGGCGTGGCGGGGACGTTGGTGTGGCGCCGGGGGACGGACGCCGTGATACGGGGGAGGAAGGGGGCGAAGGATGCGAGTTAAAGCGACGCGGACGATTGTGGGAGCCGTGCTCCGGGCGGAGATGCCGTGCGGGTGTTATGTGCTTGCGGCGGCGGGAGGAGCGAGGATTCATCATCTCGGAACGTCCGGGCTTACGGTGCTCCCAGTCCACGTCTGCCCGGAGTGGAAGCGGCACAAGTATGAGTTGACCGCGTTGGAGCACGATCTGGCGCGGAGAGCGCGGATGTGGATGCACCGGACGCTCCTGAATAATCGGCGACCGGCGCGGCGCGACAAAATGACGGACGGAGGAAAACGATGAAAAACGAAGCCCTGATTTTAGAGGCGCTGGCGGAGATATTGAGCAACCAGCTCGTTGCGATGTTCGATCCTCGCACGAAGGATATTGTGAGGCGTTTGGATGAAGCCCGGATTGAAATGGGATGGCAGAAAGCATTGACGCCCCCGATTCCGTGATTGAGCACGGCGATTCCATTCCTCTCACTCCGCGTTCCCACTCCCCGCGCCGGTTCAGAGAGAAAATAAATGGCCCTTCATTTGCTAGTAACTATCGTGGAGGAATCGAAATTTATGACAGCTTTAAAGATTGTTTCGAAGAACGATCCCGTTACTGCTAAACCCCCCGCTCTTTCCGTCCCCATCACGATCCTGCCCCCACGCGAAGGCGCGAAAGTCGTGTTGGATGTGGGCGCGTTGGATCCGGCGTTGCGGAAGAAAGTGGACTCGTGGTACTACGAGTTGCGCGTAGATATGGTCGCGTTCGGGAAGGCCGGGTTGAAGATCGGTCGCGTCCTGGCCGAAGCTCGGGCGACCCTCAAGCCCCTGGGCGTCTGGGGGGCGTTCCTCAACCGTATCCCCGGGATGAGCGGTCGGACCGGGGAACGCTTCATTAAACGCTATGAGATGGCGCGGAAACAGCTGCCTGAGAGCGTTCTGGCGCTCGCTGTGACCTCGGGCGTGGATATCGCGGGATCGGTCGCGGAGAAGCCGTTTGGGCGGTATACGGGGGCGGTTAAGAAGGTGGGCGCCCCGCCGCGGGACACAGGGCGGGCGGAACACGACACCGAGCGCGCCCGGGTGTGGTTGGGACGCGTCCTGGTTGTCCAAGCGAAGGAGAAAGCGGCCGCACGGAAGCGTGTGGACCCGACCGCGCGGGCGTCCACTCAACTCGTTTCTGCGGTGGAGCGTTACGCTGAGGAGAAGCGTCCGCAAGTGACGTTCCTTTCACAAGTGCTCAAGCGCACGCTGAAGTCCCTGGGGTGGGGCGAATTGCTCGTGATGCAGGGACGCAGGGAGGACGGGGGAACGAAGAAAGCCGCGTAAGGAGGTCTGTATGAATCCGATTGAGAAGTTGCGCCGGGCCGAGACGGCGTTGCGCGACGCCGAAGCCGCCGAACGGTTGCTGCACCTCGAAACGCTCCGGTGTTTGGAAAACTACCGGGACGCCCTGCGCGAGGCGGTCGTGCTGGAGCGTGGGAGGGCGGCTTAAACCACTATTTCAGCCCTCTGGGCCGGCGAGCGCGCGATGATCGCGTCGTAATCCGGCCCGTCTTCTTCTGTTTCGCTTTTCCGGCACTTCCACTTCGCTATCCATTCCAAGGCGGATTTGGTTCGCCTGGGAGTCAAATTTCCCTCTAACCACTGAAACCAGATCCACCACCGGTACTTATTCGAGAGTTTCTGAAATCTCCTCCCGTGACGCCGACGTTGAGCGTGATTGCAATTTAGTATCGTGATTTCTTCGTGATGAAGCCGGCATAAAGGCTTTGTTACCGGCGGGTTATAGGTAACGTGATGATCGTGTTCGGCGGGCGAATCGCAGTGCGGATAGAAGCATTGACCGGTCATAAAATTGGTCTCACGGGAGAAGGGTCGATGTTTGTTTTCATGGAGTTAAGTGCGATTTTCGGCACCTTCTCCCGTTAACAAAATCCAAAATTCCCCGTAAACTACTGATTCCTTTCTTCTTATCTCTCTTTATTTTTTTACGGGAGAAGAAGAGAGAGATAGACATTACCTCCAGCAAAAGTATTAGGCTCGACTCCGACCCCTCCTCCCATCTCCCGTGCTCCCGCGAAGATCATTCCGGCTCCAAACCGATCCCGCACCACAGGGTTACGTTGTTCTTTCGCGTTTCGAACCCGCGTTTCCGCAACGCCGCATTGAACACGCGCCAGTTTAGGCATTCCTCGTGGTAGCGCGATTTCCAGAATTTCTCAAATTCCTTAAACAAACACGTCACGCCGATTTCAAGCTCGGGGGAAATCCGGGTCCGGAGCTGGAGAAATTGCCCCACGCGATCGTTATCGTCCCGGTACTGCGCGGTGCGGGCGCGGATGTGCTCGGGCGCGGCCAGGCCCACGCGCTGCCACTCTAAACACCCCGCAACGAGCCATTTTAAAATCCCTGCGCGTTCCGCCCAGAGTTTTTCCGGCAGGTGCTTGTCCATTTTCTCTTCTGAGAATTTCGTGTTGAATTCGATGATGCGAATGCGGCGCCAGTAACCATCGGTCGCGTCTTGGACGGCGGGAAGGTGGTTGACGCCGGCCCAGAAGTGGGATTGGTTGCGAAGGTTGAAGAATTCTTTGTGAAGAAAGCGCACAGAAATCTCAGCTTCACCCGTGAGCATTTTCACCTTCGCTTCATTGAAGCGTGAGGAGGATTTGGTTTCCGAGCCGATTACAAAGCGTTTACCGCCAAGTTGCGCGAGGTCGTTTGGGATGGAGGAGGAGTTGCGGTCATCCAACGCGGCGAGATTGAGGACATGCGCGTACCCGCCGAGGATCTTCGCGACGATTTCAAGGAGCTTGGATTTTCCGTTTGAGCCCTCGCCCAATGCGAAGAACATTATTTGTTCTGAAGTATCGCCGGTGATTGAGTAGCCGAGTGCGCGTCGGATGAAGGCTGCGTCGTTGGCGTCCGGTAGAACTTCGGAGAGAAATTTCTCAAATCTCGGCGCGGTTGCGTTCTCGTCCCACTCAACCGGGATGGATTTTGAAACGAAGTCTTTTAATTTTCCGGGTCCAAACTCGCCCGTCCGCAAATCAATCACGCCGTTTGGTGTGGCGAGGAGATAGTCGTTTTGGTTCCAGTGCGCGTTGGTGGTGCGGAAGTGAGGTTGTGCCGCGGCGAGTTTCAACATTGCACGAATGCGTTCGTGAGATTGGGATTTTGAGTTGAAGGTCCGCATCAATGCGATGAAGGAAAGACCTTCTTTGGTGCTCGCGGTTTCCTGGTCGATTTGGTGGCGTTGTAGATCAAGCATCAATGCGGCGTAGTCTATGACTTCGTTCGCGTGAAGTTCTCGCCAAGTGTGGCCGCACCAGCCCAGCCATTTTTCGGTGTCCATGTTGTATCGAAGGGCTTCGCGGAAGATGTCGGCGAACATACGCGCGTTGCCGAGATCGGAGAGGGCGTAGTCACGGTAGTAGTGGGTTAGCGCGAATAAGTGCTTTACTTTGTGAAGGATAGAAGCGGGCGGGATTTTAAAATTTGCGCTTACCGGAACGGCGGTCGTTGTGGACATTTTTTATTGCATCTCCTGACAAGAGGCGGGGTGGGGTGTGTCAGGCACCCCAGCCCCATAGAAAGTAGCTGCTTCATTAGATAGTTTACTACAGCCCGCGTTCCCCCTTGACTCTCCCCGCGCGGTCCGACGTTGCGAGAAGCGTTGGAATCGTTCCGCGCCAGGAAACGCAAACAAGCGAGGATTTATGAAGCGAGAGCGGCGAATGCAAGAGAGGCGATTTCGTTGGGTGAGTACGAGGTGGAAGCGAGAGAGGAATGTGAACGTCGTCTCGCAGCTCGGACCCCGTGATTCCCCCGTGCGACACTTTGTCGTGGGCACGGTCGATCACGAACGGATTTTTGTTGACTCCGCACCGCACTTCAAATAAAATTCTCCCATGAGCCGTTTTTGGTTGTTTCCACGCGATCTCTATGCGAAATTGGACGCGGAGTTCCACTTCGATTTTGACCCGTGTCCGTGTCCACGGCCAGAGGGGTATAACAGCTTGCTAGTTCCATGGGGTCAGAGTAACTTTGTTAACCCGCCGTTTCGCAAGCACGATGGCGTGGACGGTTGCGGCCCGACTGCGTTTGTGCGAAAGGCAATAGCCGAAGCCGAACTCGGTAAGACTTCAGTGTTGGTGTTGCCGGTTCAGTCTTACGTGAATTTGATGCTAGAGGCCGGTGCGGAATTGAGTTCTTTGGGCCGCGTGAAATGGGTAAGCGCAGATACGGGACAACCGATGCCAGGGCCATCGCCCATTTGCCAGTTTGTGTTGCGGGGCAAACCAAAATAGCCGCGCAAACGCGAATTGCCCTTGACACCCCCGCGCCGCCGCGTTAGAATTCCCCCATCGCGAAAACGAAAGGAACCACGCCGATGTCACGAACGCCGAAACGCACGAAAACGATTGTTCCCGTTTCCCCCGCTCCCTCTGAACTCACCCTCCTCCAGCTCCACCGCTTCGCCGCGTACTGGGACCAATGGCACGCGGTGCAGAACACCACGGTTCTCGCGCCCGAGTGCATCGCGCTAGAGAGTTATTTACGGGCGGTCGGGCAGGGGGAGAAGGTGGACGAGATCAAGCGCGAGTACGAGAAGAAAGCGTTCGCGGGAATGATGTTTTTGGATTACGCGGTGAAGACGGGAGTGTTGCCGGGATAGCACGGTCGAGTTCAAGCGGAGGTGTAGCGAATGTGTCTAAGCGTGATTACGAAGAGGTTCAAGAAGCCGGACGGAACGGTTCGCGTGGGGTGGAAGGCATTTGAGCTTAATCATGGCGAACTGATATTCCCATTCATGGGATCATGCGCGGTGCGAGGGAAATGGTTAAAGGCGCATCGGACGACGATTGTCACAAATGGCGTTCACGAGAATTATCTCTCGGGCTTTCATGTTTACGCGGAGACGATGCGAAAGAGAATGACGTGGGCAGCGAGCACGACGGTGATGAAGGTGGAGATAAGGGGTGTGGAAACGGAGGGAACGGATGGGAGCGGTGGAACGAATGGCGCGAGGGTATTGGTGGCCCGAGAGATGAGGGTGGTGGGGAAGGTGGGAGTATGAGAGGCCGATTTTTTCTTTACATTACGTACGACGCGGAGCCAAAGACCAGTTATCAGTGGAGTGCGAAGCAACATGACACGTTTGAGCAAGCGACAGAAGCAGCAAGAGATCAGATCTCAAACCGCGCTGCGTCGAAGGTGCAGATTTTCCAGCTCTGTGCGACGGTGGAGAAGGGGATCGTCGTATCATGAGCGGGGTGCCCGAGATCGATTCCGGACGGATATTCGCGGCGATTTTAGCGTCGGGGGTCACGAACCCGAAAGCGGTGGAGGCGGGTTCAGAGCTGGTGGACGCATGGGTCGAAAATTGCGCCGTCGCCGACCAACGCTACCGCACGCTCGGGCTCGAAGTCGGGTGGTTCATCGCGCTTGATGAACGGACGTATTGTGTCGGGGCGATTGACAAGCTCGCGTGGGAACCAGGGAGCGAAAACGAAGACCCGTTCGTGTTCGAGCGCAAGACAACGAGTTCGTCGAAGACATGGACCGTGGATAAATGGTTGGGCGATCTCCAAGCCGGTCCCCAGGTCGCGACGTATGCGCTTGCGTTACAACGCGGGACGTTTATTTTCCGGCGCACGGAAGCGGTGGAGAATGTGGTGGTTGAGAAGGCGTTTAACGTGGGTTTTCCGCGAGTTCTAGCCCGGGCGATCACGAAGTCCAAACCCCCGCAAATGTGGCCAGACGCGAATGGTGCCTGGCTAAACCTCTCTCCCCAACGTCTCAATGCACAGTGGAACGCATTTCGAACGGAAGCGGCGGCGATACGCGCCCGGCAGGAAATTGGCGTGGTGCCGTGGCAGACACCGGGATTTCAATGCACGTTGACGTTCGGTTTTACGAAGCGGCCGTGCTCGGCGTGGAGCGTTTGTCACGATACGCTGGATTTCCCTCAAGGCGGAGTTCCTTTGCGAGGCTTGTCGCCGGGCTCGGAGAGTGTCGTGAAATACCTGGTCGAGACCGGGAGAATATTGCTTGACCGCGCGGATGAGTACGTGGTACTCTCGGCGTCGAGTTTTAAGTCCGCCCAGCAATGTCCGGAGCTGTGGCGCCAGGAGTCGATCGGGGCCACGCGTGAGGACGCGAACGAAGCGATGGACACGGGAACGGTGTTACATGCCGGCATGGCCGCTTTTGACAAAATTATGCAGGAGAATGGATACTGAAAATGTGCGATTGCGTTTTCTGCGCGACGTTATTTGGCCCGAACGTAAAGGCAATATCACTTGACACCGGAGTCCTGCCGAATTATTATCGTCCGCATTACGTGCTGGATTCGGACGGAAAACTTGTTAAGCCGCTTCGGTTGGAGGAAATGGAATGACGCGGCGTTCGATGAAATTATGAAGGAGAGCGGGTATTAGCATGGACGTGAGGAATGCTGTTATCGCTGCGATGCCGAATTATGATGGTTTAGAGCCGTTCGCTGGAGACGAGCCTGTTCCCGAATCCCATCGTCCAACCGTGTGTAATTGCGGCGCGGATTTACGAGGCAAGCCGTTTTACGTTTGTGTGACGTGTTTCGCGGTGTTTTGTTCCGCACCGGGGTGTGGTGAGAACCACGCGTATCCGAAGTTCAAGCATTATGAGGAGGTGAAGTGATGGACAACGTAATTAAAGCGGCAAAGTTCGCGTTGTTGTGCGTGATGACTGTGGTGGGCGTGGAGGCGGTAAGGGTGCTTCAGCACGTTAAGGCGAGTTCGGACGCGCTCACGCTTACGCTCACGTCTGTGAATCAGACGGTTACGGACGCCGATCGCACGGTTTTAGCGACGAACGCCGCCTTGAACGCGAAAGGCGGGATTCTCGATATCGTGAAAGCGACCGCCCTCCACGCCGATCGCGCGGTGGGAGAGGCGGCGATTACGTCCAGGCAGCAGAGGGTCGCGGCGGCGCAGCTCGACACCGACATTCTCGGAACCGTGAATCACGTCAACGTCGTGATGGATTCCCTCGCCGGCAACATCCGGGCGACGACGGAGGACGTTCACAACTCGCTCATACGTGTCCCGGCGCTCCTCGACGCGACGAACGCCACAATAACGTCAGCGAACCGCGTCCTGTCAAATAGTGATATCCCCGCGACGCTGGCGAACATCGACGCGGCGACGAAGGAGATTAACGTCACGTTGCAGCATGTGAGCGGCGTGACCGCAAACCTCAACGCGATGTCGGCGGACCTCAATAAATCGCTCCATAAATCTCTGAATCCGTCGCGGAAGTCGCTCGCGTTGGGGTGGGGACTCACCGCGCTCAAGCTCGGTGCGGCGACGGCAACATTATTCTAGGAGAAAAACATGAAATGGATTCACGTAGTTACCGGAGTAATTGGAGTCGTGGTTATCGGGGCTTTCGCGAGTTTGTTCGCGTTCACGCACGTAGATCGTTACTACGTGTCGTCCACCAACACCGCGCATATTTCGTCGGTGGCGTGGACGGCGAAAGCAAACGCGGCGTTGAAATAATTTGTCCGCGACCGCCATTTTACTATTGACTCCTTCGCGGAGGAGTGGGAGAATACGGACATGCACAGCGAAAAAGAGAATTCGAAACTGCCGTACGCGGGGAGATGGCCGAGCATGGTGGGCGTCGAGCCCGGGAGCACACCGCCGAGCACACCGAGTACACCCGAGCCCTTAACCACAGCCCCTCTCCACCTCTCCGGCTGCGCCACCGACCACATCTGGTTGATGGAGGACGGGCCAGAGTCGCATCCGATTGGAGTGAGGGTGGATGATGGGGATTCCGGGACGTTGTATTTATCACGGGAACAAGCGAAGGAGTTGGGTGGAGAGCTTATTCGGTTCGCTGTCCCGCCGAACGCAACCGGCCCTTTGAATCCCCTCGACCTCGTGTACGTGAGCGAGATTGAGCGGTCGCAGGACGAACGGGTCGAATCGTTCTGCACCGTTCTCCGCGACATGTCAAAACTCAGCAAGATCGGCCACGCAATCACGTTGTTCGAGTGCGAAACGGACGGCAAGGCGCGGGTCGGGTTTATCGTTAACACCGAACTCGCGGAAGTGCGTGGTAAGACCGGGTTGCTCCGGGCCGAGGAGTTGTGCTGGTTGTTGCTGGGGATATTGGGACGGAGCGGTATGCCGAAAATGCCCGTGGGCGCCGCAGAAGGGCTGGAGTGGTGCCGCGAAAACTTGTGGAAAGAGAGCGAAACGAAATGACCGAGCCAATGAAGCCCGAAGTTGTGGCGGCGTCCAACGCGTTGATCGCGGAGATGGAGAAGGGGGACGGGGTTGTGGCGCGAATCGAAACGCCCGTCACAGCGCAGACGCCGCCGAATAAGATCGCGATAGGTGCGACGCCGCCGCAGAAGATAGCGTCGAATTTGCCGCTGGCGCGACCGGCCACCACTCCCACGAAACCCGTCACCACGGTCGCGGCGTTGGCGAAAAACGCGTTGGGAGCGGCCCCGAAAGGGATTAAGGACGGGAATACGGCGGACTTGGATTCCTCGTTCCTCCACGCCGTGTTGTTCTCCGAGTACGACGGCCGCAAAACGACGACCGCGGCGACGTTCGACGACCCGGAGTGGGTACGGATCATCGGTACTAGGAATGAGGAGCAACTTACGCCCGTCCGCAAACGCGGCTACACCTACGCCATTGCACATGACGAAGCCGAACTCGTCTGGTTGCTCGAAAACGCGGAGAAGAAATGGCCGGAGTGGGCGGGGAGGCCGGACCCTGATAAACGCCGAACGCTCGTTCTGGACGACGGAACCGAGGGCGTTCAGATGTTGATCGAGGGGAATGAGATTATTAATGGGCAAGTGGTGAAGGACGCGAGGCGGACGTACCGCGCGGCGGGCACCACGTTGCGGGACGTTTTAATTCGCAAAACCCTCCGCGACCCCCAGAACTTTATTATGACCGCCCTGGCGCGGAGCGATGAATCGCCCGTCACGCCATCCGAGCAGATTTACGCCCCCGACCTCCCGCCAGCCATGCTCAAAATGGTTATGGTGGGATTCGAAATGGTGCTTTACATCGACAAGGCGAAGTGGAAATTTCGCACGCGGGATTACAAAGAGACATTCCAGGTCGAGCGGGAGATTGATAATAAGAAGCAGATCGTTCCACTCCGGCGCACGGTGTGTTGCAAAATTAAACCGGCATTAGAAGATGCGGCTGAAATCAAGGATCTTGAGGACATGACGCTCCAGAAACTTTGGTGTCGTGTCAGTGGGAAGAGGGCGCCAAAATGAAAATCCCGCTAAAACGTGCGTATTTCGTGTTCTGGACACGCGATCCGAACGAGGGAACGGATGAATGCGTGTGGGGAAACATCGACACGATGTGGGGGTATTTGGGGACGTTTGCATTAAGCAGGGACGTTACCGGAGTTTTTACGACTGCCGCCGAAGCTCAACGAGAACAGATACGCCAGGTCACGAAGGGGATGAAGGTGAAAAGAAATGGTTAAGCCGATTTCCCTCGTCCTGCGCGTCTTGGCGATTGTCGCTGTAATGCTCGTTCGCGTCGTAGCGGCGGTTGTGGAATGCGGGGCGGAGTTGGCGGGCATTGCGGCGTACGAAGTGCTCGTGCCGGCGTTGCGGGGGTTGCAGGAGGCGCAGGAGAGGTTAGAACGAACAAATTTACAGGAGGAAACACGATGATAGCTCTAAAAGACATTCCCCGGCACCGTGCCGGAGTCCAAACATCCGTTCAGGATGTCAACACCTACGCTTTGTCCAGCGAACGTGGGCGTCTCGCCAGTCGCGCTGCGGCTACAAAGCTCTCGTAACCGATGTTTCTGGGGTGAGCAGTTTTGGCGTGTTTTCAGGGAAGCTCACCGAAACACTGCTAAAACTTGAGATGGACGTTCTCGACGCCAATATGGTGATCGACTACCAGATGGAAGAGATCGGCCGACGCACCAAGGAAGTTGCGGTGGAGCGTCTGAAAGATTGGGTGTCGGGGTGGTTCACAGTGGCGTCGTGGCAACATACGCTGCTATCGGAATACAAACGCCCGGTGCCGGAGTTTGTGCTGGACAAGGCCATCCGCATCAAGGAGGTCCTGCCGGAGGTGCAGTTCTATATTCAGCACCTTAGCGATCCCAAGGCCGATCCGTTTCTCGTCGCGAAGAACGGAGACGAGATTTATTTTGTGGATGCCTGGGACGAACCGAGGTTTGAAGGACGAATTTAACGGATTCTTGAGTGATTCCGTGGTGCCGCCGTGCACCTTGTCCCCGTAACCGAGGAGAGAACACGCTGAGAGAGGGTGTGTAAAATGGTCGGAGTCAACCAGCTCTGACACTACGCGGGGCTTTTCATTTCGAGTTGTACTGGGTAAAAACGCCGTTTCGGTTCGAGCCCCATGTTGTATGGAGCGACCCCTGGGGTTACGGAGCGGCGGATAAGCATAAGGCGGAGGGGTTCTCCATTCCCTCTCCGTTGACCCAGATGCCGGGAATCGGTACTGCTGACGAGAACAGCGGGTTAAATGGGCAGCACAGTGCTGTTCAGCCCGTTCCCGGAGGTTTAGTGGTCGAGCACATTCGACCGCTAAAGTTACGAGAGGTGGTGGCGGGGGTCTTATGGGCCCGACGCCTCTTTGGGCCAGTCCTTCGGGGCCGGGCCACTTTCGTAAAAAGCGTCCAAGGAGGTCGGGGGTTCGAATCCCCCTCGGCAGGACTGCCTGCCGTAGCTCAGTGGGCAGAGCACCTTTGGCGAAAGTTCGGCCAGCGGTCGTCGATGCCTTGCTGGGCAGACGGCGATTACGGCGGCAACCGTACACATGGCTGGCCGATTCGAATTGAGGAGAAAACGCGATGGCAAAAACGAAATCCACCAAAATGACCCCCGAGCAGAAACACGAGGTGTGGGCCAAGCTCCAATGGGAAGGCGGGTTTGAGTATTTTATTACGGGCTCGTCATTCCCCGAGGTGAAGGCGCGGGATTTCCGCGATGCTCACAAAGCGTTGAAGGCCGCGTGGCAGCGGATGGAAAAGGTGCTGGGACCGCCGCCGGACGAGGACGACGACACGCTGTACTCAGACGAAGCGGAACCGGACAAAGAAGTTTAGGGGAGCCGGGGCCGACCCTAAAGCGCCGTCGTCAGATAAGCACGAGGCGTTCCAGCGGCCCCTTTCACACCCGAGCACTAACGAATTTCAAAAGGAGGAGCCACCACAAATGGCCGCAAAAAAGAAAGTCACGAAACGCACCAAGAAAAAAGCGACGACCGTAAAGAAGCGTCGCACAACCACAACCAAGCGCACGACAAAGGTCGCGCCGAACGTGAGTAGGGACGGTCGCGCCGATAACAACTCCGCCTACGACCGCAGACAATATTACCGATGACTACGGCCCGGACGGCGGTTACATCGGATAGTTGACACCGCCCACGCCCAACGCGTAAAATCGAAACGAAGGAGAGATTCACAACAATCACATGGACACTACGACAATCACAGACGAGGAGATCACGACACACATGGAGACTACACACGATAACACCGGGACCGCTCCCACCACATCCGGCTTCGGCACGCCCGCCGGCCAGCTCGATCCGAAGGCGGCGGACGCACACCGCGCGAAGGTGGTGGGAGTCGGCACGAAGACTTTCGACTCCGGGACCACCGCGTTGCAGGTCCAATTCGAATCCATCGACACCGGCGCTGGGGGGCGTGATTTCACGCTTTCGTTGTTCCCGCCGGTCGAGTTCTTCGACACGTCGAACTGGAGCGCGAACGGCTTTCACGCAGAGAACCTGTCGCGGGAGTCACCCGGATTGAACGATTCCGGTCGGCCCAAGCAGAGTCCTGCGCAATCCTACGCCCGGAATATCTCGAACAGCAAAGGAACGGGAGAGGTGCAGAACCTCATCACGATCGCCGAGAAACAGGGACGCACGCCGAGTGCGCTCGGTCTCTCGACGCCCACCAACTCGGACGAGTATGTCGCCGTGCTCAACGCCGTTCTGGTGGACACCGAAACCGTGATTGTGCGCCGGCCCGAAACCAACGCTGATCCCCGGTTCGATGGCGAACTCAAGATCAAGCGCGTTCTTGAACCCGAGTCCGCGACGAACCCGAAAACGCAGGGCTTTTTCAAGGACGTTCGCAAAATGTGGGCCGAGTAAACGGTCACCACGACGCAATTTAACGATTGACAACCCACGACCCCATCGCGTAAAGTGGTGGGGTCGTTCCGCGTAAACACGCGGTCGAGCACGCCGGAGAACAAAATGTCCAAAGCGAAAGATTACCGTTGTAACGTCTGCGGAAAAGGTTTCGACGACGCGCAGTATCTAATCAACCATTTCCATCTCGACCACCCCAACGACGGCTGGACGCTGTGGGACTCGATTGGACGAACGGGGTATCCGTTTGCGGATGTGGTGGTGAACAAGATTCGAGGAGAGTTGTCTTCGCTCCGTAACGAAGTGATTGAATTGCGCCGGACGAACGCGAGTCTATCCGCGAACTTCTCGGAGCAGGGGAATCGTCTGCGCGAGGCGTTGTTGGATTTGGAGCTGGTGCGGAGAATCGTGCGGTAGCGCGAAACGACACTTTGTCGGACGGGAGATTTTAACGATGAGTTCAAACATTCAACGCGGCGGGAAGTACGTGAGGCCGAGTTTTAATTTTCTCGATGGCGATTCGTTCAAACATGGCGCGATCTCGGCGCAACTGCTCGAATCCATTCGCAACGTGCTGGAGAGCGTGGATCAGAGATTAGAGACGCTACAGAATCGCTACAACTGTTCCGAAACTCTTGCGATTCCCCGCACGCTCAGGAAGATTGAGGCGAACACGCGGCGGAAGAAACGGGTGCGGAAGGTAACGCCGTGACGCCGCTCGATAAGATGTGCTACTCAAAAGCGAGGTTCGTGAGCGAGGATGCCGCTTTAAAATTCGCTTCGACCGCGTGGACGCCCTTTCCGCTCCGTGCGTACGAGTGTCCGAATTTGGAAGCGGACGGGACGGCGCATTATCACCTCACTAAATCCCCCGGTTCCGGAAGGTGGGCGCAGCCGGATTTGAGCGCGGTTCCGAGACGCGTTCGTTCGAGCACAGAACGCGGCGAAACGAAGGAGAGGTTCACGATGAGAGATGCAGTATATCTAGCAGAGAAGTATCACGACGAGATCGAGGAATTGATAAAACTCGGTGATCTCGCGAATTTGGTCGAGTTTATTGGGGATAAGGCGATAGACGCTGCTGCCGCGCACGAAGCCGGGAACCATCCGGTTGTGGGCGGGTTCAGGATGCCGGATTAGCGAGATGTCGAATTGGCACCCACCTTTGTGTTCGGCGTGTTCGTTGTACGGTCTTGGGAAAGGCTTCGTCGTGGGCTGCGGGGATCCCGCACGCACGAATATAATGATCGTCCTCGAATCGCCCTACCTTGAAGAAGTGAACTTCTCCGTGTGGCCCCCGCCGGGGAACAAGAAACGGTACGTGTTGGGTGAGGTGCGGGAGTCCCAGGCGGAGATGAAACGACGCCGGGAGCGTTATCCCGAGATTGAGCCGAGATTGCTGGCGCGGGGCGTTCCCGTCGTCGGCCGCACCGGGTTTCTCTTCAACCAAATGCTCGAAGCGGCGGGAATCCAACGAGATCGAATAATGATCGACAACGCCCTGCGGTGCATTCCGCCGAAGTCGAAGGGCGGCGCGAACTGGCCCACGGGCAACGCGAAGAACATCGCCGCGCACGCATGTCGCCGGTACGATCGCATCGACGAGTTCAAGCCGACGGTCGTGGTATTTTCCATACATCCAAGTGCGGTCTTGAGGGAGACCACTCCATATTTGCTCATCGTCGAGGATTTGCGTAAAGTGAAGGAATTCGCGGACCAGGGCGAACGCGTCCTTTTACTAATGGGCGGCAACGCGGTGGACACGTACTTTGGATATTTTAAAAACGTGACCAAAAGTAGAGGGCATTATGAATTTGTCAACGAAAACTGGTTGACAACACGCGTAAACACGCTTAGTATCAAAGCGGAGAAGGCGAGGAGAAGCGCGATGCCGAAGAGCGAACGACCGAAGAAGAAATCGAAGGCGGAGGTTGCACGAGCGGAATTAGCCGACCGTATCATCACCACGTTGAACAATCTCGGCGCGATCGTGCCCAGCCCTAATTTGCTGGATTTGATTGACGTTGTGACCGGCGTTCTAACCCCGCCCCCACGCCCGAAGAAGCCACGTCCCGGCCTGTGTTTGGTGTGCCAGCAGGGGTCGTGTGTTTGCGGGTCGAATGCGCCCATTACGCCGGAGTCCACTATCCCGTGACCCCCGACTTCCCCACCCTCCACTCCCGCTACGCCCCCCGCGTCCGTGCGGTGATCGCCTTGATCCTCCGCTACCGTCCCAACGACATCGACGACGCCGCGCAGGAGACGTGGTTGAGGGTGTGGCGGGGATTGGGGGAGTTTCGCGGCGACGCCGCGCCGTGGACCTGGATCTATCGTGTCGCGGTGAATTGTGCGTTGCTAGTGTTGCGAAAGGACGCCCGGGCCGGCGTAAGGTTCGAACCGCTCGAAGTGGTCGTGGAGAACGAGGAAGGTGAGCGAAAACCGCTCCCTCGGCAACTTGTCGTGCGAGACCGCCGGGTCGAGTTGGTTCCGGAATTGCTCACGATGAACGCCGCCGTCGAACGATTGAATTCCCGTGACCGCCGGGTTATTCATCGGCATTATGTCTGCGGCGAGACGTATCGCGAGATTGCCGGACCGAGTGGTAATCGCAACACCGTCCGCGCGACGGCGTTCAGGGCGGTGAGGGAGTTGAGGAGGTTAGTGAAATGAGAATACGATTGGAAAACGAATTGTTTGGAATCTCGACTGTGCCCGAGCGCAGTTGGGCCGCGAAAACGTGGTCACAACGCGCTACCGTGTGGTTACACACCGAGCCGCACGATTTGGAGTTGGAGGACGGTGGGAAGGTGATTGTTTACCACGTAAACGGTTACGAGAATGGGTTTAAAATCGTAGGACGGTCGCTCTCACAAATGAACGGCGGGTGCGTCGTGCCGGGAATTGACGCCGCGTTCGAGCAGCATCGCCGGAATTGCATTCGGGAAGCAACGGCAGCGTTGGAGCGTTTATGACCTACTCCACCCTCCCCACCGCGTTCGTGCTCGTTCAACTCCGGGCGATTAAACGGATGTGGTCGCGGTGAAGTATATTCCTACTCGGGAATGGCCGAAAATAGAGAAAGACGCTTCCCGCATCCTCAATCTCTTCGGGCCGGAGAGCGTGCCTTACCAGAAGTTCGCTCAATCGCTCCTCAAAACCACCGCTCCCATTCTCGGGTGTGATCTCGAATACAACGAGCCGGAGAGGTACGTAGAAGTCCCCACAATTCTCGGTGTGAGCGACGGCGCGTTGCACATAAGCGTTCCGTTTCACGACGGATTACCGTACTTTAAAGAATTGCTCCGGCGTCACCCCGAGATGCGTTTTCTCGGCCACGCGTTCACTTCCGCCGACTTCTTTGCCTTTCGCCAGGTTGGGTTGACGTTGAAGTTGGAGAATATCGAAGACACGATTATTCGGCACGCTTTGGTTTCCGCGCACCTCTGTAAAGGGGTAAAGTCTGGCGAAGACGACGAAGGTCCGAGCAAGGGAAAGGGCTACATGAATCTGTGGACTTTCCTCTCACTCTACACCTCGCTCCGGAACTATAAGGCGTGTATTGGTATGGAGAACGGGTGTGACGGTTCGCGACCGTGCCGTATTCACTCGGAGTACGCCTATAACGCCGTGGACTCGCTCGGTCCCGTGTGGGGTTTCCCGCACATTCTGAAATCCAGTATTATCCGGGGAGTGGAGAAACTCTACCCTCTCCATCGCGAACTCGCGTACGTGCTGGGCGAGATGGCCCGGTATGGGGTGCAGGCGGACAAGAAATATCTTTATGGAGAAGACGGAGAGAGCGGGCTTCAGGGCGAATTCGAACGCCAGAAAGCACACATCGAAGGCATTCTGCCGTTCAACCCGAAGTCTAACAAAGCTGCGATTGAGCACTTTAAGAAGAAAGGTATCGTGCTCGACGACTGGCAGGAAACGACAATTCGCGAGGCGTGTGAGGAGTACGAGGACGAAGAACTCCACTTAAGCCTCGACCACAAAGAACTCGGCGCAGGCGTCGCGCGCTGGTACGCTCCGGTGACGAAGGACAAAAGCGGGAACTGGAAGGGGTATATGGACGCGTACGGGAAGATTCATCCCAGGTTAGGGATGTTTACTTCCACTGGGCGGCTTCAGTGCATCGCTAAAGGAACGCCGATTGAGGTTCTTCGGGATGTCGTGAAATTTCCCAAGGGAATTCCTATTGAGGACGTGCGGGTTGGGGATTGGGCTTACACCTTCGACGAAAGAAAGAGGTTGCAATTACGCCGCGTTCTTAAGACTTTTTGCAACGGTAAACGTGAAGTCGTTCGTGTTCACTGGAAAGCTGGAGGAAGCAAGAGAAAGACTGGCTTCGTGGACGTAACGCCGGATCATCGGATTCGGTTGGTGGATGGGTCGTACAAAGAAGCCGGGTTGCTTCAGCCCGGAGACCGCACGCTGTCGTTGGCTCGCGGTACCTCTCTTGGATACGCGAGATTGTGGGCCACAGGTCACAGAGAAATCAATCGGGAGCACCGCTTCGTTTACCGGAAGCTCTTTAACAAACGGCCCCAAGCGGTTCACCACAAAGACCACAATCGTTTGAACAATGTTCCTGATAATCTCGAAGGTAAAACGCACTCACAGCACATGAAAGATCATGCGCCAGGCTTTGCAGTGAAGCTTCATGATATTCGTAGCTTTCACATGAAACGCAGGTGGAAGAGAGAGAGAAAGAGTTTTCTGGAGGTTCTTCGTCGCAACAACTGCAAGCTACAACTAAACCGTTCGAAAGAGTGGTTGGAAAAGGAGCTGCGTGCTGCGAAGGGTTCGCCTGTGAAGGTGTGCCGAAAGCACCATTTCGACTACGAGTGTTTCCAGAAACTTCTAAAGCGCAAGCGTGTGTCCTGGAAGAAAATCGCGGAAGAGTTTTGTGGTTCGGAGAGAGTAGACGCTAAATTTATCGCTCGTCATAGACGAAATTTCAAACGCCTCGGTTACATTCGGGCAATGAAGAAGCTGCCGATGTGCTATTACCGTTTCCGCAAAATTCAAGAACGCGCTGGGTTTGTTCCTTACAACCACATCATTACTAGCGTTGAACGGTTGCGTGGTGAGGTCGATGTCTATGATCTGGAAATAGATGAGACGCACAACTTTATCGCTGGGGAAATATGCGCTCATAACTGTGTTTCACCGAACTTGCAGAACGTCTCGGCCCGTCGCATGGACCGCCACAACTGCGAGTGCGGGGAGAGGATCGAGAAGCACCCCACGTTGACGTGCGCGAAGTTTAAGGGTATATCCGTAGGCAAGCTCGTGCGCCGGGGGATTATCGCGTCGCCAGGGCACTACCTTCTCGAATCAGATTTTAGCAACGCGGAAAACAGATGTTTCCTGCACCAGTCCGGACATAGCATTCCGCTGGACGTAGATGGTCATACGCAAACTTCGGAGATGATGGGGCTTACGGCGGAGATGGAGTTTGTAAAATTAACGGGAGGAGGGAAGACTCGGCAAGCGGCGAAGTCGGCCACGCACGGGTCGTTCTATTTAGAGGGCATTCAGCTCAAGCTCCCCCGCGAGATCACGGGGAAGGTGAAGAAAGAAATTGATATTGGTGCGAGGGAAATCTGGCCCGAGTGGAAGTTTAACGGGAAAATCGTGACGTTCACGGGGAGTAATCTGGCGCAGCGCGCGTTCGGGGACAAGACGTATGAGAACAGGATCAAGGCGTTGGAGGTGTTGAAGCGGTTGTTTGGGGCGTATCCGGGAGCGCGCGCGTTCCAGCGGAAGATTGGGGAGATGATTGAGCGTCAGGGAGCGTACGTGAGTCCACACGGATACTATCTCACTATGCTCGGCGAGGATGAGGAGAAGATGAAAACTGCTGCGGCGATGGCGGGGTCGAATCCCATAGCGCATTTGACGAAACTCGCTTTAGTGGACGGTTGGCGCGAGATGGTGAAAGGCCGACCCATGCGTCCCGTGTTGCAGGTTCACGACTCGATTCTGTGGGAAGTAAGGAATGATGTGGAACCGAAGCAAGCGGCGTGGTGGGCGAATGGGTTGATGTCGCGGGAGACGGTCGAGATGCCGGGAATGATAATACCGACCGAGCACAAGGCGTCTCTTGTGAAAATCTCCAACTGGCGTGATATGTCGCCTATAATCTAGCGTCCGACACTCTGTCGTATTTACCCCTTGACTTCGCGTTCGGAGTTCCCGTATAATTCCCGTTATGCTTCCAATTCTAGCGTTCGCGTTTGTGGCCGCGTCCCACCTCACCTTCGACCCGACCGCGATCGCCACATTACACTGCCGGAAGCCCGAGACGGTGGGGAGTTTCACGTACTGCGCCAAGGCGATCATGACGTTCTCTCGCACTCGCATCGACACGCCGCTCCCGGCGACGTTACGGATTAATTATAACGACGGAATGATGTTACAGTACGCGGCGAAGCGGTGCAAACTAAAAGACTGGAAACACCAACGCTACGAGTGCCCGGATGTGATGATGGGGCCGGGAGGAGCGAAATAATGGCCACCGTTCTTTGCTGCGATAAATGTTCGAAAGTCCCCGCGACGCGACACACGATTCCGGTCGAGAAGTGTACGGACGGCGCGGGTTCGCCCGACACTCGCGATATTATTCTCGATCTTTGTGATAGTTGCATTCGCCAGTGGTTCAAAACGATGCTCAAGAGCATTGAGCTAAAAGGCCGTGAGACACGGGATATTGTAGAGTTGTTCCTGGGGCGTCCGCCGGAGGTCGTTTAGATGTCCACCGCAAAACAACGCATCCTCTCCGCACGGGAAAAATTCGAAATTCGCGAACAGCGAAGGATCACAGTGATTCAAACCAAGTGCCCGCATTTGAAAGTCGCCCATTGGTCGGGGGTATTTCCGGGCGGAACTCTCACGTTTCCCGTTCGCGTTTGTTTGGATTGTGGGATTGAGGAAGAGGGTTCGTGGTGGTCGTATTCCGGGACGCCGTGGAGCGCGAAGGGTTTTGGGAAGGCGATCTTGGGTAACTCGCCAAAGCGCGAGATTAAAACACTTGGTTTCGACGAATTTAACCGGGAGCGTCTGTGATCGTCCGTGTGATAATCCCGCCCCGCGTCGAGACCGCTTTTAAAAAGGCGGCGATCGCGGCGTTTCCGCGCGAGCACGCCGAGGCGATACGGGGGCGGGTGGTGGGGGATACGGTGACGGTAACGCGGTTCGTGCCGATTGCGGAAGCGAAGTCTACGCTCAACAAAATCGAATACTACCACGACGACGCGATCACGACGGGGAAGGACACGGACGGGTTTCTTGGGGTCGCACACTCGCACCCGGGCAAAGCGGGTGAATGCGATGCCGCCCCATCCTCGGCCGATTGGAAGTCGGCGTTCGAGTGTGGCGAAATCGTGATGGGGATTTTGGTCGTCGAGCCCCGGGCGAACGGGAAGTTTCGGACGGAGTTTAGATTCTACGAGTCGCATCCTCCTATAGCGGTCGTGCATCCCCGGGTGCGCGCTCCCCGCAAAAAACACGTAACGTCCGCAATTACCGACGCTACCGCCCCCAACGCCCAAGATTCTGTACAAAATCCTATCTCCACGGAGCCAGGAGAATGAAGATTCATGGTCGCTTTACGCATCTCCGGCCTTCACTTCACATCCAACTTAAAGTCTCGCTTGACACGCAGACCGTGGGCGAATGGCCCCGCGAACGGGGTTGGAAGGTGTGCTTAACGAACAGTCTTACGAGTTTTAACGTTCCTCGTTGGTTGTGTGCGGCGTTACTGCGTCGCTCGCGCCAGAGAACGAATCCTATTCTTTCGGAGACCTCCACCAATGTCCACGAAATCCCCAGCTAAAGCCGCGGCGGAACAGGCCGACGCATTACGGGTCGAGGAAATCGACCCCCAGAAACTCGCCCGTCAACTCAAGAAACTCCTTACCAAGCAACCGATGAGCGATGGGGAGTTGGCGGACGCGTTGAATCTGCCGCCGTCCCGTGTTCGCACCGCGCTCACTGCGTTACGCAATTCCGGCGTAAACTTCCGCACTCTGCCGACCGGGAAAGTATTTCTCACGAGCATCGTGGATGCGGGCGGTCGCATTACGCTCTCTACGGCGAAGAACGGCTGGACGACGTTCGGCGTGATAACGGACAACCACAAGGGGAACCGCCACCATCGCCAGGACGTAGAGGACGCCGCTTATGATCGTTTCGAGCACGACGGTATCACATCGGTGCTCAATGCCGGAAACATTCTCGACGGCGAAGCGCGGTTCAACAAGAACGAACTCCTTGTTCACGGCATGGACGCGCAGATTGATTATTGGATCGACACCACGCCGGTGAAGAAGGGAATGACGACGTACTTCATTACTGGTGACGATCATGAAGGTTGGTATGTTCAACGGGAGTGCATCAACATCGGCCAGTACATGCAGATGAAAGCGGAGAAAGCCGGGAGGAACGATCTGCGCTTTATCGGTCATGTTGAGGCGGACGTGGAGCTGCGATGCGGCAAAGGTTCGGCGGTTTGTAAAGTCATGCACCCCGGTGGTGGGTCGTCGTATGCGTTTAGTTACGCTCCCCAGAAAATCGTGGAGTCGTTTCAGGGTGGTGAAAAGCCGGCGGTGGTAATTGGTGGGCACTACCATAAATTCGATTATTGTTACCCACGTGAAGTCCATTTTGTGTCGTGTGGCACCGTTGAGGACCAGACGATGTTCATGCGTAAGAATAAGCTGGGCGCACATGTTGGGTTCGTGCGGATTGATCTGAAGCAAGACCCGACGGATGGCCACGTCACCCGTTTCAAAGTGGAGTGGAATCCGTTTTATGATCGTGGGTTTTACGAGAAGAGGTATTAAACCCAATGACCCTTGAAGGCTTTTGGCAACGCGTCAACACTAACGGCCCCATTCCTGCGCATCGTACACATTTAGGGCCGTGTTGGTTGTGGATGGGAGAACAAACGAGCAAAGGCTATGGTTTGATAAACTGGCCGCACCTCGCGGAACTTCCAAGCGGGCGGAAAGTTCGGAAGTACACACATCGCTTTAGCTACGAGCTTCATCACAACGTCACTGTGTCTCCTGATCTTGTGGTTTGTCACGACTGCGATAATCCTTCGTGTGTGAATCCGAAACATCTGTTTGTCGGCACCAAAGCGCAGAACTCCGCTGATATGAAAGCGAAGGGCCGGTCTACATGGGGCGAGAGGAACCCAAGCGCAATACTCCGCGAAAGCCAGGTGCGTAGAATTAAACGAATGCTTCGAACCGGGAAAACCCGTCGAGATATCGCGGATACGTTTAATGTGACATATGACACAATTAAGGCGATTCATCGTGGTCTTAACTGGGCGTACGTTCAATGACCACTCTCAACCCCTTCTCCGGCCCCTTCGTGCTCGACCCCACCGAACTCCCGCCCGGCGCGGTGTGGGTGCTCGACAAAGAATGGTACCGCACGTATTATGTCGTGGGGTTCGGGGTGTTTCCCGTTTTAACGGAGTTCAAAGACGGGTTTTGGGACACCGTAGTATTGCGGCGATTCGTAAAAGGAGATTGAGCGATGCCAACCGGAACCAAAGACGAACGTGGCGTTGTCGGGATGAAACGCGGGTGTATGAGGATGAGGTACGGACACTTTAACCCTCTGCGCCCGAGCGTGAAGGACGTGGACGTGCGAAACATCGCGTACGGGCTCGCGGGGGAGTACCGTTATTCGTCGCAATCCCGCCTCACCGTCGCCCAGCACTCGGTCGTCGGCTCGTATTACTGCGCCGAGCCCCTGGCGTTCCTTCTGCACGATAGTTCAGAGGCACTGGGATTTCGCGACTTAACTACACCGCTGAAACACTCCGCGCCGCTCGCACCATATCGCAAGTTGGATCAGGCGGCATTGGCGGTCGTTTACGAAGCGTTGCACATCCCCGCGCTTTGGAACTGCGACGCGGTGAAAGCGACCGACCGCGCGATGTACGTTACGGAGAGTTTTCTGTTGTGGAAACGCCCGGTTGAAGATGGCGAGGAAATCTTCGTGCTTTCGGAAGATCACAAACGCCTCTGGCCCCCCGACGAAGCCGAACGGCGCTTCCTGGCGAGGTACAGCGAGTTGGCGGGGGATCGGTCGGTGGAGTTAGTGGGGGCGATCACGGTCGGGCCGTCCCCTGCGTCGGTTGCGGCTTCACTAGTCTCCACGACTCCGCTCCACGAACGCCCGCTTGGCTCCTTCACCCAAGCCGAATACATGCGCGAGAACGGCGTGTCGAAGTCCACCGCGGCGCGGATGATTGAGAAACTCTATGCGGCGGGCCAGATTCGCCCGGTGAAGTTTCACATCGAACAACGGGATCGGAAGCGGGTGTTGGTAGGCGGGTGGCAACTCACAACGTCGAACGCTATTGACTCCAACGCGAAAACGCGCTAGAATCCCACTATCCGCTAATGACTCCTTCTCATCGTGTAACATCCCATATCGAGCTAGTGGCGGGCCAGAGCGACATAAACTCGTTCGAGCACGACATCGAACGGGGGAGGTTGGGCACGACCCGGGGCGCCCATGAAGTCCACCCCCACGACACGCTGTGGAACCACAAGAAGCTGTGGTTGGCGGTGGTGGGCCGGGCGGCGAAAGACGCGGGGGAGATCGAGATGGAGGATTTGGAGGTGGTGGACGAACCGGAGAACGATGTCGCCGCGAAGAACCCGACCGCGTTGGGCGACCGCTACGACGCGAGGTTCGACGCGAAGGAGTGGTTTCACCACGCCGAGTTCCGCTTAGTGATGGAATTCGTGGGTCTCGAACCCGTCGCGCCGCAAATCGCCCGAATGCGCCCGGACGAGATCGTGGCGAATTTACGGGAGTTCGAGAAACGCGAGGAGCGGGAGAGGAAGGAGAAGCGAAAGTAGGTGGTTCGACGCGGCCCTAATTTTTATAAGCGCAGATATGCGTACTGGAAAAAGGTTGGCCGATGCACATCTTGTGGACGGACGCCCCGAGACAAGGGTAAGTTAATATGCCGAAAATGTTATTTGGCACAGAAGGATTGGCAGCGTCGACACTATGTTCCGCATCCTCGCCCAAAAATGTCTCGCGAAGAGATGTGTCGCCGAAGAAACGAGAATCGGCGACTGTTTGGTCGTAAAGAAAAGACTCCTAAAGGACGTATGGCCCGAAATGCTCACTTACGCGAACGATATAAGAACGACCCCAATTACCGAATATCTCTTTTAACAAAAGGGAAAACTCCGTTCCGCAATGCTACGCCGACAAAAGGGCGGCTGTGCAATATGTGGTCGGAAACAGTACAGTGCTTTTAAGCGGCGACACGCTGTAGACCACTGCCACAAAACCCAAAAAGTACGAGGTTTGTTGTGCGTTTCTTGCAATCTTGGACTCGGAAGTTTTTCTGACGACCTACGTCTGCTTAACAAAGCTGTGCGATATCTTCGAGGAGAATTGAAATGTCAACGTTTATCATAGGAATTTCCGGAAGTGCGGGTGCGGGAAAAAATACCGTCGCCGACCACATCATCGCGAAGTACGGACGTAAGACGCTTCCGGTGCCGCTCGCTCCCGACGACCTGCGCTGGGGAATGGACGTGAGGCAATACGCGCTCGCCGACGCGTTGAAAATCGAAACCTACGATCTTCTCGCCGCGGCGGATTTCTATTCGTACCGTTCCGGTTTTCTCGTGAGCAATCGGCCCCAACCGAGGTGGAACGAGGCGCGGACGGACGCAGAGAAAATCGCGTGGGTCAACGCGAATAAAAACGATCTCCGGAAGATGCTGCAACTCGGCGGGACCGAGTGGCGCCGCGCCCAAGAACCGGATTATTGGGTCAATCGATTGTTGGAACGCATCGCCGAGGACTCGCCCCAGATCGCGGTTATCACGGACGTGCGCTTCGAAAACGAGTTGGCGATTTGTCACGCCGCCGTGAAGGTCGAGCAGATCGGGCAGATCGGGCAAGTCGAAGATCCCGCCGTGGCGTCGCACGTTTCTGAGCGCGAGTGGCGCAAGCACGATTTCCGCGACAACGTGATCCGTGCGGCGAAGGGGGATTTGGAGACGTTGCAGCGTGAGAGCGAAAGGGTGTTCGAACAAATACTCACGAGGTTCCATGTCCAATAAATTTTGCAAACTTTTCGAAACGACCGATCTTGGCCAGCTTCTTGTGAAAATCGACCGGCACGAAGAAACAATGGGGCCGGAGGTGAGGTTCTTCTTTCAACCTCCAGAACTCGGCGTGTGCTCCGCCGCGCTTTCATGGGAAGACGACGATAATGGGTGGGACAAGGCCGAAGAGTTTTTCACCAAGGTAGACGAAGCTCAAGTGCGGAAGATCGTTCAAGAACAACTCGTCGCGATTAAAGACGCTGCCCAGTAAAAAGGGCCGGTTTCGAGCCCGGCCCTTTCAATGCGGTCTGTCAAATTTTATGTCGGCTTTTGCACTCCATGGTTCCGGGCGAACTCCTCTATCGCCGGAATCAACGCTTGGATCGCGGCGACGAAATCTTTGTCTAGGGAGAGCGACAAACCGTTCTGTGCGGCCGCAGCGCCACCCTTCTGTGCGGCGTCCACCACCTGTCCGAAGAGATTGTATGCTGCATCTTCGATTGCAGCGGCTTGTGGGGAAACGAGCTTCGTCAACCCCTCGATTACTGGAAGGTTGGCTTCAATGGTGTGGTCGATTTTTGCCAGGACCGGGCCGGCGGCAGAGGCGAAAGCTTTGATCTTTTTTCCGACACTAGCTACCCAATGTGATACTGAAACAAATCCGAACATGTTATTTTCCTCCTGACCGGTAATATCGACCAAGTTACGTGAGATGCGTATTTTCTTCGAGACTTCAAGCATGGTTTGATTATAGGCGTGTCAACTACGCCGGCGCTAAAGGGCCGGGCGGCCGGGGGTTCATCCGCAACATCAACGCTCCAATCAACCCGCCCGCTTGTCCAAACAACCATTGCGATGCATCTTTCAACCCGTGTGCCAGGCACCACACGCCCGCTACGCCCGAAAGCACGGCGAGTGCGGCGAGCAGAAAGTGGTCGAAATGGTCGCGGAAAAACACGTTTGAAACTCCTTACCACTATTTTACGTCAACGTCGCGGTGCCGTTGTGGTTGTCGGTTAAGGTCGCGGAGAGGAAGTGAAACGCCGCCGAACCACTCTCCGCCGTTCCCGCCGCACTGAAATTTACTGCGGCGAAGTTCTGCTGCGGCGAACCGCGTCCCTGGTCGATGATCCAACCGCCGCTGCCGTCCGAGTAAACAAAGTATTCCATTTTCGTGCTTCTCCTTTCATTTGTTAAGTTCCTGCGCCCATCGTCATTAGCGATTTGGCGACCCCGCCCGAGTACGTTACGGTGACTTGTACGTAGTCGATTTGAGCGGTGGGCGTGCCGGTCGCTTGTTGGCCCGAAATCTCGAAACCGAACGTCGCGGAGTTGATTAACGCCGCGCTGATTCCGACCCAACCCCAGGTGTCCGCCGCCCCACCATAACTATCGAGCTGTGACGCGCCGGCCCAGTTCGAGGCGGTGGATTTGTCGGCACTCACGTCCACCGCGGCCGATTGCAGGAACAAACCGTTGTCCTTCACCGTGCCGCCCGACGCGAAACGCTTCACGTCCACTTGGATCCCGAGAATCGTGGCGCCGCCGGGAATCGCGAAACCGAAGTTCGACGCGAGGAGGGGATTCGTGGTGTCGCCCCCGCCCATCGCGCACGTCGCGAAAACGCCGTCGTTCGCCGTAATATTATTGGGGTTCGTCCACGCAATACCGCTATGCGACCCTTCGTCGGTCGCGGTGGCGCAAATCTTGGGTCCAGAGGCGCTCATTTTATGAACATTGTAACGTCGCACAGCGCGGCGACGTTGTTATCTGGCGCGGTGCAGCACGCGATAGAGACGGCGTTAAAATGCTGGAAACCGACTTTGGTGAGCGGGATCACGACGCCGCCGGACGCTGGGATTGGAATGAAATAATCTACGGCCGTGCCAACCACCACGGAGCCCAGAGCGAGATCATAGACCTGAAGGAATGCCTCTGCGGCGGTTTGGTTCACCACCACGAGCCCGTGCACATCGCACTGAGTGGTTTTTACCGCGACGGCGGTGGAACCCACGTTCTTTTTTGATATCGGTTTGGGGACTTGGACGAAATTCATCGTGTAGGGCTCCTACTTACTATTTTACCCCGTCCGCGCTAGTGCCCCAGGAGCCGGGATTTGAACCAGGCGACGAAGAAGGCGATAACGCCCCCGATTGCGGTCGTTCCCACCCAGCGAATCATGCTGAGCTGCGTATCGTGGGCCTCGACCTTACGCATTAACTCAGGCAGGATTTTGGTGTTTTCGAGGATCGCCGCAAGTTTACCCTCGACGGTGCCGAGATCGTGGGCGACTTGGAGGTCGTGGTTGTCGATGGGGGTCATTTTGTGAAGTGGACGCGCGAAATACCGCCTGAAGATAGTATATCGCAGGGAGTTGACGGGGTTGTGAGAGCGTGATAACCTGATTTTCGTGATTGCTCGCGGACCGGAGAATGTGGCATACTCCCGCCATGAGAATTCACGCCGTTGTTAAAACTCACGAAAAGGAACTTCGGAACATGTACAAAATTACGCTCGTAGTAATTCTCTGCATCGCGGCGTGCAGTTGTGGCGCTCAGATCGTTATGCCGGGAGACGGAGGATTGGACCCAACTCCTACACCCACGCCAACGCCTATTCCTACTCCCACTCCCAACCCCAACTTCGTCCCGCCTCAACCACTTACTTGCACCGGAGATATTCTCGTCGGTGGCGGACAGCAATGCACGTTCAGCGACGGCGTGTCGTTTTATCGCACCGACCAGTTTTCAGAAGCGATTGGCGCGGACGGCCACGGAACGTTTCAGATTATCAGCGAGGAAGGGTTTAACGGAACGGCGTTGCACCAAACGACCTTTACGCTCCCCGTCCCGATAAATCTCCTCGAAATCCACGGCACGGGAAGTATTGATTCCTGGTGCAACAACAACGGTGTTCTAACGACGTGGGACTCGACTTCGCCCGCCGGCGTGATCGGCCACATCGTCGGCGGCAAGAATTTCTTCTTCAACGCCGGGGACACGACGAGTTATGTGATTCCACAAACCGTGTTTCCCGCTCCCATCCCAATCGTCTCGTTGACGCAAAACGTCTTCGCGGATTTGTGTGCGGGCTCGACCGTCCACTGGGTCTTAGTGGGATCGTTTTAGTTCGCGGGGAACAGTGTAAACGCCATTGTCGGCGTTAACGACGCGCTCGAATTCCCAATCAGCACGGAATCCGCGCCGTTTGAAGTCTTGTATTGCAGCGCGATGTTATGGGACGCGCCATCTCCGGTTATCATGTAAGAGAACGCAAAGGGGATGGCCGTTCCCGCGCTGGGGCCGATGGTGGAGATTTCCTGGAGCAAACCGGCATTAGCGGTCGAGCACGCGCCGTTGTCGGTCAATGCGACGCTGAATGCGACCGCCGCAGTAGAAGTTCCCGCCGTCCCCGCCACCTGAATCCCTAACTTCCAGCCCGTCGGAATCGTCACGGTGTAGCAGAGATTCGTCGCGTCCACGACAACGTAGGTGGTGGACGCTGAGGTATACCCAGATCCCGAGCCTTTCTTTAACGTTCCCGTCGCGATGCCCGTTCCTGTTAGCGTCCCATTAATTACCGGGTTCGTAAGCGTTTTGGTCGAAAGTGCCGTGAGCACGAACGCCGGTGTCCCGGCGTCCACCCTCATAAATGTCGCGGAATCGCCCGACGGCACGACCATCGGCGAAGTCTGGGTGCCAAGCGACAGATTCCCGCCCGTCGCGAATTGAATAGAGCCGCCCGTAGCGTAGATCGTTATTGACTCCCCCGGCATCTTGCAGCTTCTAAATGTCGTCATTGACGTACCGGACGCGGTGGCTTGAACAGTGTCCCAGCACTTCAGATCAACCGTCGCTGTCGGAGCGAGAGTTCCCGTCACACCGCTACTCACGTAAACATTCGTCGGCGTCGAGCTGTTGAATGTCTGGACGTTGCGGACGTGCACAGACGCAGAATTCCCCGCCGAGTTCTTCACTAAATTGTCTGGGGTGGAGTAGACGAACGGCGTGTCCAGCGTCACGTCCGCGTTCGTTACGGTGTTGGGGATGTTGATGACGTAACCGTTCCCTGCGTTCACGCCGACGTTCGCGTTGATGTGGGGAGTTTTAAGGTTAACTCCCACCAAAAGCTGCGACGTATTAGCGAGACTATACGCGCCTTTGATGTTTTCGAAGTGGTCGTTCTCGGTCGTGATGCTGGTGCCGCCGTCGAATAGATAACAATTTCCGTTCTGGCACGTTGTGTCGTAGAAGTGAATTGAATACGGCGCTTGGGTGCCGGTGGTTCCGACGAACACGTTCGTCCCAGTATCGTTCGTCGCGCCGTTAAGCCAGCAGTTGTGGAGGCTAATCTGACCGACCCCGCCCTCGATTCGTAGAGCGTTCTGGGTCGCGCCAGTAGCGCCGGTCGGGCGCGTGGCCGTGATATTGGTGAGTGTGATTCCCTGAATCGCGCCGATCGAGCCGGACACCCCGTCCAACGTCGCTTTGAGGTGGATCGACGAACCGTTGAAGCCCGAGAATATCAAGTTATCGTATTGAGTCAACTCGGTTCCGGCGTTTGTCAGCGTTGACGCGTCGAAGAATATTCCGTCTTGAGATGTGTTCCCGGGAAGGCCGTTGATTGTTAAATCGTGAATTTTAGTGGTGATCGCGTTGTTGTTGGTTTGAGGAATGACAAGTATGGGCTGGGCGTTCGTGCCGGCCGAGGTAAGGCAGGAATCGAGGATATCGACTCCTCCTAAGTCAAGTCCCTGGCGGACGGTGATCTGGGTCGCGGTGAAACACCCCGACGCCAAAGTCCTTCCCAACCGCACCGTCACAGGCTTCGTGTTCGAGCCCGTGTCGAACGCGCCCATCGCAAGGGGCGTGTCGGCTGCGGTGCCGTCCAGAATACACCCAGTTGACGGACACGCGGCCAGTGCTAAGGCCCACGTCGTGTAACCGCACGCCGCCGAAACCTTAACAACCGCTTTACCGTTCTCATACGAATAACAAACGCCGTTCGAGAATTTCCACGTGCCGGTAGCCGGTGAGTTCCCAGCGTCGATGCGCATGTACGTGGCGTCGGTGGGAACGACGGTCACAAGCGGAACGACGTTTGCGGGGGATTTTGTATTAAGATCCTCACTTCCGTCTGCCAGTAGAAATTGATACACCGCTCCCGCCACGGGACTCCCGTTGTATAACCATTCTGCTCTGTATAATGTCGTGTTCGTCGCGCCGCCACTCGTCACGGAATCATTCGCGTACGCCGTCGTCGAAAAATGTCCGTTCGCATCCGGTGTCACACACGCTTCTTGTGGTACGATCACGCCTACCCCTACGACGTGTGCGTCTCCAACAACTTGACCCGTAACGTCCACGAGACTGAGGCACAACTTAATCCTGCTCGACTGCGCTCCGGCGAGGATGGATTTCGCGTCCGCAGTCACGTTTACAGTCTGCCCGAACGCAACCGCGCTAAACCACAGTAGAAGAATTGGAAGAAGAACTTTTCGCATTTCCCGCTCCATTTATAGGATCAAGTTTTGTGTCGCCGAAGAGGAACACCCCGCCCACGGACGACTTGGGACTTTCATACCCGTCATAACCGCTCGCTAAAAGAGCGTGCTCCGCCGCATTCTGAGCGGTGAATTTCGCCGTCTGCGGGTCGGCCCCGGACGAAATCGCGTCTTTATACGCCGCCGTAAGCGCATCCCCAAAAACCTTCCGCGCCACCGGGTCCGAATCGATGTTTGCAATAGCCTTGTCGCCACTCACTCCATATGCGTGTTTCCGCGCGGAAATAGCGGGGTGGCCCACCGAGCCCCGGCGATAAACATGACTGCCGGCGGGGGCACCGCCGCCAAGGTGCAGCCGGTGAGCGTCCGACGCTTGGGGAGACGATCCACGTCGTGCTCCGTGGAGTACACCGTCCGATATTTGATTATCGCTGAAGTGCGTCCCTGAAAACGGTGTCTTCGGAGGCGAGAACGTGCCCGTGCTCTGGAAGTCCAACGGATGATTGACATTCATGCTAAAGCTAGTTTACAATGTTCGGAAACCATGAGAATACTCGATTTGTTCTGCGGCGCGGGAGGTGCGGCGATGGGGATGTACCAAGCGTGCCCCGAGGCCGAGATTACGGGTGTGGACACGGTGCCACAACCCCGCTATCCGTTCACTTTTGTCCAAGCTGACGCAATGATGTTTCCGCTTGAAGGGTACGATTTCATCTGGGCATCGCCGCCGTGCCAGAAATATTCTACCGCCGGTCTATCGCATCGTATGAATGGCAAGGTCTATGCTGATCTTGTCGCGGGAACGCGTGAGATATTGATTGCAAAGCGGAATTCCGTGGGTGATAGAGAACGTTACAGAAGCTCCGCTCCGGCATGATGTAGTTCTATGCGGAAGTCACTTTGGCTTAAAAGTCGTACGACACCGGGCGTTCGAATTCTTCGACGCGCGAAAATTAACGATGCCCCCTTGTAATCATCCGTTAGACATAATCACGGTATGCGGCCATGGAACGCCCTCATGGGTTGCGAAACAAAGAGTAGCGCGGGGGTTTCATGCTAATCCAACGATTGCCGAAAAACGCGCTGCAATGGGCATCGATTGGACGAATCGCGGCGAGTTATCTCAAGCGATTCCTCCCGCCTACAGCAAATACATCCTCGAACAGTGGTTAGCGTCTCGGCGCTAAACGATACTCCCCGGAACTTAGATAATCGCCAACGCGCGACGCAGGCACATCCCCATGTTCGCCCGAGCGGTGGATTAATTCGATCGTCCCCGGCGCCCGGCCCGGTTTCCCGAACGTCTGCGCCGCGTTCCCCGAGAAACGTTTAAGGATCTCGGAATCCGCCAACCCAGAGTTGTTGTTCGCCACTTCCAGCGAACCGTCCGGACGCTGCCGTAACACTGCCTCGCCGTTCCCCACGTCGATTGAGCCACCGTGGACGCCGACCGCACCGGATTTGGGCGAGACTTTAAGCGTCTGCCCGCGACCCAACTCCTCCAACGACCCGCCGTTAATCGAATTATGCCCACTCACGTTTTGACGGTTCAAATAATCTCGTACGAGCGACGGAATCACACCTTCATTCGCGGCGGGTGATTCAATCGTGCGGCCGTTCGTGAGCGTACTCTGCGACTTCTCCGGTAACCCGATCGCGCTCTCGACCTGAGACGGCAGCAAACCACGAATGTTCGGCCCCGCGCCGATTTGTTGCGGAACGCGCACGGCGTTCGGCAGCGCTGAGGCGTTCGCTTGCGAATTATAAGGAACGTGCTCAAACCCCGCGCCCGAGGGTGGCGTTACCCCGAGACGCTGTGCGCGAGTAGTCGAAGCGACCGGCGGAGGTGCTAATGTTCCGTGTTCTATCGAACTCGGCCCAAGGGGCGTAGCGCCGGGGCCGAGCAGCCCCGCGGGTTGCGGCGGCGCGTAGAGCGGCGCGTCCGGTGTCGCGGGGCCGAGATTTGACAACGACCGCATCACGCGGTCTTGGTACTGGCCAATAGGAGTTTTCGCTTCCGGATTCACCACCGCTTGAATAATATCTGGGATGGCTTTGACCATTGTGGCCGGGCGCGTCAACTGCACTTTCAACGCCGCTTTTTTAAGCGCGTTCGCCCGAGGATAATCGCCGAGATCGTTCCGCCGCGACATCAACGCCTGGTTCGCGGTTTTCGTCAATCCCGCTTTTGCTTCGATTAATGCGCCCTCGCGTTGGGCCAAAGCGCGAACGTCGTCGCGTCCCGACAAATCCGCCAAGCGGTCGTACATATTCGAACGGAGAGCCGACGCCGCGGCGCGTTTCGCCTGCGTCGCGGCGGAACTCACGTCCTGGGACGCCGCGGACTTACTTAACTCCGATGAAAGCTCGTCATTCCACGAATGTCGTAGTTGGTCGGTCAAGTCGATGGTGTTCGCACCGCGCGCGCGGGTCGCGACGGCTTCAATTTGGGAAATCGACCGTTGGACACCCGAATCCCCCGCTGCCGCAGCCGCCCGCATCTCCGGCGTGATCTTGCTCAACGCCGCGTCGGCGACGGCGGTATTGTCCACGACCGCCCCGCGATATGGTGCTTTGATCGCGTTCACTTGGGCTTCGTGGTTGTCGATCGAGCCCTGGATTACTTTCTGCGGCAGCTCGACCCCGGCGCGTCCCTTCGGAACCTTCGTCACGCCTTGTTGCGCGGCGGCATTCCGCACTTCCGGCAACACGCTTTCTTTCGCGACCGCATTCTCCGGATGCAACACGTTGAACGCGGATTCCTGTGCGGGTGTAGTAATGCGGTTAGCGGGAATGTTCGCGGCGGAACGCGCCGGCGCGGGCGTGAGTTGCGGCGTCTCCGGCGTCTTCCCCGGAACCAACGCTGGCTCAACCCTCGGCTTGATCGCGCCCTTCAGCCCCAAAAGCGAAAGAAACGCATTCACTCCCGACCCTGCCGACCCCGCGTAATCTCCTTGGTCCATCGCGTCCTGCGATGCCGTGAGCGCCGGCCCTGCGAACGGCACTATCGACGCGGCCTTATGCACAAGACCCGTCAACCCGCCTTCTTTATCGCCGCGTTGGTATAGATCGTACCGTGCGCGTTGATCGCCCCCAATAATCGGGATGTGTTCGACGAACCGGGAAACCGCGTCGTGGCTCGGATTGCTTTGGGGCATGAACGCCCCCTGGAGCATTTCGGTAATCGCGGGTTCCGAAGTGGGAATCCCTGCGTGACTGAGAAAACTCCCGATGGTGTTAGGTTTCACGGCGTAGGGATCTAATGGCGCGGGCTTCGCGGGTCCACCCGCGGTTATCGACGTATTCGGCGTGATTGGAGTTCTTCGCGCTCGGTCCATTTGTTCCGAGAAGGTGAGTGGCGGAGGTTTTGGGACGGTTTGGTCCGGTCCGACGATGCCCGTATTGTTCGGATTCGCGGAATCCGGCAACGCCACCTTCCCTTTATACTCAGGGTACTTCGCGACGACTTTCTGCGCAAGCGTCGCGTTGTCGAGAGATTGGTATTCGGGGTATTTCGCTTTGACGCGCGAGGCGAACTCGTCCACCGAGAGTGGAGACGTGGGACTCCCCGCGCCGGGCGCGCTCGGATTTGCGGTGGGATCGGCCACGGGGTTAGAGAATTCCTAAAGTGTCTTTTTTCGCAGCGGGCTTCTTTGTCGCCCCCGGCCCTGCGACTTTCTGCGCAGCCGGTCTCGCCGGTCGATTCACGTCCGTCACGGCACGAACTGCGGGAAGATCGGGGTCGGCGGGCGGAGGTTGGTCGATGCCCATTTGCGACGCTTGGCGCTGTGCCGCGTCCCATCGCGTTTGGCGCACGTTTTCCGCTAAACGCACAAAATTCACCCGTTGCTGGGGCGAGAGCACTTGGCCCGCCGCAACGTGGTTCCACAACGCACCCAAATCTTCCGGAATACTCCGTGCCTTGCGATGTTCGTCCGTAAGGAACTGGCCCATTCGCAGTCCCTTCACGTTTCCGCCGGTCATCGCGATGTGATTGAACAACAACGCCATGTCGCTCGCACCACTCACGTCCGTCGCTTGTTCATACATTTGTTTCAAGCGTGTGTCGGCTTCGACGGCGGGATCGTAGATTTTGTTCTGCGCCTTGCCCACGGACTCGACGGTTCCAGCTTTCGGCGCACCCGCCGCGAGCCGTTGAGCATCAGTCATGGGAACGACGTTACCGTTCAGCACCGCGTCGCTCACGCCCGCTTGACGCGCCGCAGCCCCGGGATTCCCGAGTCCTAATGTCTTCGCCGTCCCCTGGCGCTTGTTCGCTAACGCCGGTCCCTGCGCTCCCTGCACCGGCACGATATTCATCGCTTGGGAACGCTCCTTCGCGGCGAGGTCCGTGATTTTCACTGGACGCCCCACGAACTCGGGTGGGAGGTCGTAATTCTTCACCATGTCGGGGGTTAGAATCACGCCTTGCTCGGTTCCGGGAATAACTTGGCGGGTTTGCGTGTCAAACAACCCTACGCCGGGGACGGCTTTGTAGCGTCCCAACGCAGTCTTTGTTTCCGCGCCGGTTTCCGCGACACTCTCTTTCGCTTCCGCACCAATCTTCGCGACTCCCACTTTCGTCGGGTTGAACGAATTATAGTAATTCGACCTCGCCTGTGCCTCGGGAATTTCGACGTTTTCGAGTTTCGCCCGGGCCATCGCTGCCGCTCTCTGCGCGGCGATACTCTGCTGCAACATCTCCGCGCCGACTGGGGCGTGACCCACCGGACCGCCCGCTGCTTCCAGCGCCCCGCCGATCGCCCCCACATACGGTAAAATTTTCCTTATTCTCTCCCCCACCGTCGTTTTATGTGGGGCGAGTTGGGGTTTAGTGGGCGGTAGAGGCGTCGCCAGCGTGTTAAGGGGGTTCTCAGGTACCGGAGCGTTCTGGGGCTGCCCTGGGACGAAATTTGGCGCCGGGGGCACGGGATTGTCGCCGGACGTGAGGGCGTTAAGGACGTTTTGGGGCGGGGGTTCGGCCGCGTTAACGGCCGCATCGCCAGTGGGCAGGGGCGGAGGAACGGCATTCGCATCTCCCCCCAACCCCCCGCGTATCGCCGCGGCGACCTCGGGAGGGATCGCGTTTGTGGGCGGCACGAAGGGGATTTTAAATCCCTGTTTCGTCATGTCTACCGGATCGGCCATTATACCCCTCCGCTTCCGGGCGAACCGCCGAAGCCTTTGAAGGCTCCGGGCAATCCCGCAATCGACCCCGCCAACGACACGCCCGTCGCCACACCTTTGCCGATATCGCCAAGAGTCGAGCCCATTTGAGATTGCGCTTCCGCGCCGGACAGTGCGGTCGAAAGTGGACGGTTCGGGTCGTAGAGATTCTGCAACCCACTTCTCGCGTTCATCGCAGCGAGCGTGTTCTCTCGCTGCAACATCAACGCATCGTTGTAGGCTTTGTTCTCGCTCCCGGCTTGGGCGACGTTGGCGGAGTTCACTCCGGACGCAAACGCCGCGTCGGGCGTGCCCGCGAACCCGCGCTGTGCGTTTACGCGAGCGACATTTTGTCGGGCGTTCCCGTAATTTCGGTTGATATCGGCGAGTGAGTTCGCGAGGTATGCGGCGGACGACTGGCCTAAACCCCCCGGCCCTGACGCTTCCAAACCCGTAATATCCGGTTGCTCCGCGTTATACTGCGTATTCTGTTTCGCGGCGTTGGCGGAGGAGTTCGCCATTGCTTGATCGGTTGCGGCCGCAGCCGTTTCTCGGCCTTTCTTATTCTGCTCGACTGGCCCCGCGTAAATAACCCAATCGTGGTCCAACACCCAACCCGTCGCCATATCGACTTCGATTTTTCGCGTAATCCTCATACCACCGCCTGGTTATAGTTTACTCTGGGGAGTTGAGAGAAGATTGTAAAGCCACGCGTTCGGCGGCATCGCGTTCCGCGCCCAGAAGCGGTACGGTATCCGGCCGCATTGCCCGTCTTAGTACAACGCACCGTTGCACCGTAACGTCGTACCCATAGTGCTTGAGCAGCCGCAAATAATCTTCCTCGCTCTCGGGAATCGCAATGTAGATATCGACCGCCCCGGAACGCTTCTGCGCCGCGTGACTCAGATACGTTTCGAGCTTCACCAGCGCCGAGAACACGTCCGACGCCGACGCGTTGGGGTTCTTAATCAACGGGTCGAGCACGACCGCATCGATCGCGGTGAGCGACGCGATGATTTCACCGTTTTTCACCGCGAGTGAAGTCTCGACGTGACCGCCGCACGAGTTGTAATCGTGGGGGATTTCGAGGTCGCCTTTCGTGTACGCCCTACGGTATCGTTCGAGTGTTCTGACCTGCTCCGAGTTCTCCAACGGCGTTAGAAATATTGATTTCATTCGTTCGAATCTCCTACTCCAAATCTATATAATTCCCGTTCCCGCTTTTCGCGTTGAGTGAATCGCGGTTCGATAAATCGCGTCCCGTGACCGATGCCGTTACGGTGTCGTTCGGCGCGATTGCGGTCGAACTTAACACGCTCGTGGGTTTCCCCAACACGCTCTGAGGGTTCTTCACCGTCCCCGCGGTCGCTGCGACACGATAATACCGGATCGTCGGCGCGGCGCCGGCCGCCGTAGGCACAGTATCAAAATACGCGTTCGCGTTGTTGCCTGGGAGCAAGTATGCGGTTAAAATCGTGGCGAAGTCGCCGTTCGCGCTCACTTGGACCTGATACCCGTCCGCCCCTTTTACCGCGCTCCACGTCAGATAGTTACCTCCCTGTTTCGACGCGACGGCGAAGTTTGCGGGGATGGGCGGGGAGGTGGGGGAGAAGAGAGTTTGCCGCAAACCCGCTTGCCATTGGGCGAGGCCCGGAATCGCGGTAATCGTTGGTATCGTGTTCTGGGCCATTGACACTCCTCATAAACTAGTTTATCCTGTCGAAATGGACGTTCTGGACGCGTGTTGCGGGTCACGGATGTTTTGGTTTGATAGAACGGACGACCGCGCGATATTTATGGACAATCGCGCTGAATCCCACTCGCTGCCCGACAACTCCAGCGCGGGCGGTCGGCGTTACCTCGAAATAAAGCCCGATATCCTCGCCGATTTCACGCAAATCCCGTTCGCCGACGCCACATTCTATCTCGTCGTTTTCGACCCGCCGCATCTGACGCGAAACGGTCCGAATGGTTGGCAAGCGAAGAAATATGGCAAGTTGACGGGCGAGTGGCGGGAGATGTTGCGGAAGGGATTTGTTGAGTGCTTTCGCGTTCTCCAGCCCAATGGAACGCTCGTATTCAAATGGAACGAACACGAGATTCCGGTTTCGCAAATTCTCGCGCTCACGCCGGAGAAGCCGTTATTCGGGCAGCGGTGCGGGAAGACCGCGAAAACGCACTGGCTCGTGTTTATGCGTCCGAACGTGTGAGTATCCCGGACACAATGTCCGCTAAAATGTCCGTTTTCGCGCTGTACATCTAGTTTATATTGTGGTAGAGTGGGGGCATGGGAAATCACGAGTATTGCACAGATTGCGGCGCGTCGGACTTTCATCTCGGACGCCCGTGCGACCCGACAGCAAAAGCCGCAGAGCAAGAACGTACGCGTAAAGCAGAGGAACGTCACGAAAGGTTAAAAACTAAAGCGATAAAGGTTTGTGCTGAGTTAGTGGCGTTAGGGTATCCAGCTAGAATTGGCGCTTACGATGCGGTTGTCATTGAAATCTGGGATTTGGAAAACTTGAACATTCCTACGCCGTCCCCTTCGACCCACTGAAATTCGTGTTCTCCGCGACCTGCCTCAACTCCCACGTCTTAACCCCGTCCGTCGCGTAGAGCACGCCCTCGATCTCGGCCCATTCGAGCGGTCGCTGCGAGAGGATCACGAAATCCGAAAAACGTATGGTGGTGACGACGGCCATTGCGGACGGACTCCTTGACTTTAGTTTACGCGCATGGTACTCTCTCAAAATATGGAAACATACTGTCCTCTGTGTGGAATGGCCGCTGACAAATGCGGATCGTTGAAAATTGAAGATTTCGAGTGGCAAACCGTCAACCTAATTGACGTGCCTTTCTGAGCCGCGAAGAAAGAACATTGGCAACTGTTCAGAACAGTCGATTTTCTTGGAAAGGCTCAAGCCGTACTCTTCCGACCCAAATGAAAAATATAATCAGTCTTGGAGCCGGAGTTCAATCCAGCACCCTCGCGCTCATGGCTGCGTGCGGTGAAATCACGCCAATGCCCGACGCGGCGATATTTGGCGACACCCAAGACGAGCCCGAAAAGGTGTATAGATGGTTGGCATGGCTCAAAACACAACTACCCTACCCTGTAATTGAAGCAACCGCTGGTGATCTCATGCAGATCACTCTTCAACAGCGGCGGAGTCAAAAGACCGGACGACTCTACACCAAGAATCTAATCCCCGTGTTTCTTCTCAAACCCGACGGTGGAAAAGGTATGATGCCACGGAAATGCACGATGGATTTTAAGATCGTCGTGGTTCGGAGAGAAATTCGAAAGCTGCTGGGCCTGAAACGAATTCCCGCGAAATCTCCGGTTCTTGTAAATTGTTGGATGGGCATATCCAAAGATGAAGCACACCGTATGAAAGATTCCGTTGTGCCTTGGATTGTCAATAGTTGGCCACTGATTGATAAAGGGATGAGTCGGGATGATTGTTACGCGTGGATGCGAGCGAAGGGCTTCCCCGAACCACCAAAATCCGCTTGCAAACGCTGTCCGTATCACAGCGATGCGATGTGGCTTCAGTTCAAAACCGAAGAACCAGAAGAGTTCGCCAAAGTGGCTGCGTGGGAGCAAGAATATCAACGCTTAACTAAAAGCGACGAAGTAACAGAAGGCATCCCATTTCTGCACGAATCTTTATTACCAATCGATCAAGTTCAATTTGATCCCCAAGAAGATCACGTGAATAAATTTGGAAACGAGTGTGAAGGAATGTGTGGAGTTTAACGGAAACCCTTATTTTATCGTTTCGCTCGCGGGATCGGATTTCAGCATTATTCCCCGGAGCGAACCGGCGTTCGTACTCGCCGCCACCAGAATCTCTACCATCAATCTCTTGCACGTTACCCCCACCACGCCGTCCGTCGCGGCGAAGTACGCGCGGTAGCGGGAGGCGGAATCCGGCACCAACGCCGCGTTCATCGGCCCAAACGGCGTCCCGGGCGAATCCGCGTTCTGTGGGTCGAGGTAGAAATTTATCGTAACGTCGTTCGCGAGCGCGGCGGTCGAGGTCTCGTACTCGATATAATCCGGTACGTGCATGATGTCGGGGCGGTTGAAGTTGATGAGCGCCGTGCGGAACGTCGCCGCTGGTAACGTCGCGTTCACGTACGTCCCGCTTACATCGTCCATCACGTAGACGAAGCCGTCCGTTCCGCCGCCCACGAGAATTTTGTTCCCCGCCGTGGGCTCAAACACCGCCACACTCACAAACCCCCGCTGCGATTCCCACCAACTCTTCGTCGGCCAGTCGTAGACGTAGGTGTGGTAGACGTTAGAGGTGTCCTGGTAACACACGACCAACCAATCCCGCGAGTTGTATTTGTACGGCAAAATCCGCACGTTATCAATATCCGACGCGAGAATCGTGAGGAACTTCGTCCGCATCGGCCGGCCGATCTCGACGAGCTGGTCCGTCACGTTAAAATCTTGTGGTGTGATATTTCCGTAAATCGGCGAAATCGGCGGGTAGTTCTTCAGCAATTTATCGTACCCAAAAATCACCAACCCGTGTGACGTTGACGCCATGCCCCAGCGCGAAATCACCCCGCCGTCAATCGTGACGACCTGCATTATTCCGAAATCATCAATGGAATTACCGTAAAGCGGAATAATCCCGGACTCCGTTCCCATCCACAACGCGTCGGCGTGGGATTTTAGTGCCCGAATACGATTCGCCTCCTGCGGATACGCGAACACGTCCACGATGTCGCTTAGTGTGGCGGCGCCCGCCTGACCAGGATTCGATTCCTGGGGCGACCCGTTCCCGTTCCCGCTCGACACCTCTTCGTTCGCGGAGAACCCCACGAACGCTGGCTTCGTCTCCTGCCGGCGGAAGATTCGCGATTTGTGAACCTCGACAATACGGGAGCCGAACGGTGGGTCGTTGCGGATTGGGCGATCGACGTTCTGAATTGTGGACGTGGGATCCGTGATAAACGTCGCCTGGTCGATGTAAACGGGCGGGTTCGCGGTAACGGCGATGTGCCCGAGAAACTTCCCGAGTTTCGAGCCCTCGGTCTCCGAACCGTAAAAATGAATGTGCGTGGTTCGAGGCGGCACGACCAAGTACCCACCACCCACCGTGGTCGCCAACGCGCCCGCCGCCAAGACCGCGTTCGTCGCGTTCGTGATCGACGCGAACACACCGATGAACGTCCCGTTAATGTAAAGATACTGCCCGACCATCGCCGCGGTGAAAATACTCGTCGTCGTAACGTGGGTGTCGCCGAGAGTGCTCGACGCGGTTCCCGCCGTCACACTCACCTTGACTTCTTTGTTGACGATGATGCCCGTGGTGTCGGAGATCGGTGAAGTCGAGGATTCGTGAACGCGACCAGCGGTCTCGTCCGCTAGCGTGTACCAATAATAACGTCCGACCGTCGTGGTGAGCGTGCCCGCCGTGCCCGTATCAATCCCGGGTTTGTTCGTGGGAATCGGGAAGCCCTCGACTACAAAGGTCGCGTTGGGGCCGTCGTAGATCCAGTTGGTCACGCCGTCGCAAAAATGCAAAAGGTTGTTCAACACAATGAACTGCGGATAATCCGTGAACGGAGTGGTCGTAACCAATCCCATCGCGGGGTTCATAATTGACTGGAGTATCCATGCTCCACCAACTTCCCGGTAGAGTTGTGTTGATGTTGCCGCGAAACGATCCGAGTGCCGGACACCGGACGTGTCATTCCAATCGTATTGCGCTAAAGCACCGACTTTTGAAGGTGCGCCGATTTGAGTTGCTAAATATTTCGCTTGACCAGACTCTCGCGCAAGCTCACCAGAGATTGAAGGCACAAAAGAAAGCACACGTCGAGCCGTATTTGGTGACTGAGCATCCTGCCCAGCGAGGGTTTCTTCTGAGCCGCAAAGATTGAAGATGTAACTTTCTGAATCTTTGGTAGAGTTTAATTTACCCATTTTTAAAACGCTCCATCGGGTAAACGTTTATGAAATTCACCATTCTCATGTCGCTTAATCCAGTTGCAATTAGCGCAGAGGAGTTGAAAGTCATCTTGCGGCAGTTCTCCTAGAAGAATTCGCGAATAAAGAATGACCCCCCGATAAGGGTATTTTTTGCCGTTGAATTCGTATTTTTTAGCGAACCCCTTTTTGTGGTCAAGCTGTAAAGCCCGCTCATCACTAAAGTTACAACGGGCACATTTTCTACCGTAGAGATTTAAAATGTGTTGGCGTAAGCGAGCATTGCGTTCACGGGCATAAAGGATAGCTTGTCTTCGCACTTGAGCTGCGTTCTTCGTTTTATACTTATCCTTAGACGCTCTGTCCGAAGCACGATTCTTTTCGCGCCATGTTTTTTGATATTCTCGACGAGCCTTTAGCTGTTTCGGATCAGAAACGTTTTGTTTTTGGGCATATTCGTAACGGCAAATCTTACAAGCGCGTTTCTTTTGACCTTGCCAAACATAGGCGTACGTATTTTCTTGAGTTCTTAAATGGCCACGCCGACAGAATTCTTGTGTAATCATTTCGCATTAATCCATGTACGAGGCGTCGATCGCGGTGACGGGATTAGTTTCAGAGCGAGGACCGATTGCCTGGATTGTTCCCACAATTCCAGAACGCCACGCCTCCGCCCACATTGCAAACGCGGTTGGGTCGTTTATTGACTGCAATCGCTTCACGGCGAACGTCGTGATGTCGTTGGTGAACGGCGCGACCATTTCGTCCAGCGAACCGCCGGATTGCAACAGTGGTAGGGCACGCACGTACCAGATTTTGAGCGTAAACGCGACCTCAGGGTATTTCGCGAGAATAAACGTTCCCTTCCCGCCGATCGTGTAAAAATAAGCGGGGAGGAACGAATTTGAGAACGCCGAGGTGCTCCCCGGGCCGTTCGCAGTCGCGTCGTTCCGCTGTTCGATAAACTCGGGGTGGTTAATCTTGCGATAGAGAAACTGAACGCGTTCGTAGCCCGCAGTGAGAACTTCGATAAAACGCGGCCGTAAACAATCTCCCGGCAGCGCGTATTCGCGCGTGGTCGTGTTCAACGCGACGAACGTGTTAAGTTGTGAAGCGGTGGTCGTGGTGCTCTGGAGAAAGAAATCGTCCGCCGTCGCCACCAGCGCCTTCCACACTTCCGCCACGCCCTCGTTAATTGCGGAGTTGTACTGTGACGGCGTGGAGGCATTGGCGCGACCTCCCATGCGGGCTTGCACATCGGAGAGGATTTGGGCGTATGAAACGGACATCGCGAAACGCTCCTGTAAATCTAGTTTATAGGAGGGCGCGTCCGTGGGTATCAACAAGGACTCGTGTGCGGGTGGGCTCGACCGGCGCCGAATCGCCCACTACGGACTGTCCGGGCCGCAGCCCTAAAATCTGCTCCAGCGTCTTCTCTCCGCGCTGCAACTCTCCCAACACCCCCACCCGCTTCTTCGATACCATGAAATCGTGTATCCCGCCGCGCCCGTACGCTTCGTGGGTGACGGATTCGACCCGGGAGAGGTAGGACGCACGTGAACGCTCTCTCTCTCGATCCATCTCTCGCTCCATCTCGTCGGCGTAGCGCGAATAACCGCCGTACTTTCGGATGTCGCCCAAACACAACGCCTCATAGACTTTCATGTCGAGCACAGACGTGGTGATAATCACCCGGCGTGCTGGAACGTCCTGCATCGACGCAATTTCCTCGTTCAACGACGCGAGGTCGGAAACATACTTCTTCCCCTCTTCCCCACGCGTCCGGATCCACCGCTCATAACGTTCACGCCGGCGCAGCAGCCATTTAAGCTCGGTCACGGGCGTCACCGCAACACGGTCCACAACCCATTTCTGCACGAACGAGCCCCAGCGGACGCGTAGGAGCGAATCCATCGCGGTTAGTAAGTTAACGATGTGGTCGGGAGGGCGCATTATTTCGCGTCCCGTTCGAGCCAGGCGCGGAGCCACGGCCCGTAAACTTCGGGTTTCGCTTCCGCGAGTTTGCGATGACGCGCTTCGGCTAAAGCCTTGAGCTTCTCGGCTAGCACCCCGCTCTCGATCGAATTCGCCGCGCCGAGCGTAAACGGCCCGATTTTGCCGTCCACTTTCACTCCGAGCGCGCTCTGGAGCATCCGCGCCGCCGTACCCGCCCCTTGGTTCACCGCGATGTCGTAGAGCTTATTCGCCACGTCCTGCGACGCGACGGAATCGAGCTTCAGCGGCGCCCAGTAATCGCGTTCGAACAATTTCTCGGCGAATTCCAGCGCGTGCTCGTAGGGACTGGTCCAAAAGTCGTCGGGCAGTTCGGGGTGGGCCAACGAATTAACGCCCAACCTGGCGCGCCCTCCGTGGGGCTCGGGCGTGACCCGCCCGGGATGTGTGGGATCGTCCTCAAACGCCATCGTCCGTAAAAACGCTGTTTTGAAATCAGCCATTACAACGCGACTTCCTTCGCGGGCTCTTTCCCGCACGTCGCGACGTGTTTGCGCAACCCCTCGACCGTTTTCTGGTCGGTAATGCACAACGGACAAATCGTGGAGCGCCGCGGCGTGCCCACTTCCCACTCGTCCAGGATATCCAGCACGGGCACGAAATCCGAGTCCATTGCAGAGATATAAGTGTCGCCCCATTGCGTTTGTTTCTCGGTGCCGTGTGCGAACACGCCCGAACTCCTCACCAGCGACTTCGCGATGCGCTCCGGGAGATCGAGCGCCTTGCCCGCTTCGAACACGTAAGCGGTGCCGTCCATCCGCACAATATATTGCTCGGGACCCGAAGGTTTCGCCTTCGTCCCTCCCCACTGCCTCAATCCTTTCGTGAGGCGCAGGGCGGTAAGTTTTTCGGGGTCTTCGGTGAGGCGCAGCGTTACCAATTTACTCATTTGGCAGAACTCCTTGGTGGTACGGGGCGGCGGGAGATTCCGGGAGAATCCTCGCGGCTTAATAATAGTGTAACAGAGTGGTGCGGTCGGAGAGATTCGAACTCTCACTGAGCGGGTCTTAAATCCGCCGTTACTGAAGGAATTGTCTGAAACTGGCGGTATTCTCTTTGAGAGCGAGCGTTCGCAGCTCGACAAAGGTCACATCTACATCCACGACGATATCCACGATGAACATTTCCGTGAACGAGTATTCCCCAGTTAAAATCTTGGTTGGTTTTCTTTCGATGACAGGAGAAGCAACGAACAACGCATTTGGCTAATTCTGCCTCACGTCTATCCGCCGACCAAGACCATATTTTGTGATCGACTTTTTGAGCGGGGTCAATATGGTCAAGCTCAAGATTATCCGAGGAGCCACAGTCTACGCATACTTTTCCGTTAAAGTATTCTCGACGCCGATTTGCTATCCAACGGCGTTGATACTCTTTTTGGGCAGAGGCCGAAGCGTATGGCACACAAATTACACTATCATAATGTTGGTGCCATTGTCAACTACCAAATCACCTTCGCGGCGAACTTCGCGGACTTCTTCGCGCCGTGCCCCAATGCCTTCGCGGCTTTCACTCCCGCGTGCGCTGCGGGCTTCACCGCGTGCTTGAACGCGAACTTCGCGACCCCGGCGTGGACGGGGACGAGGGAGAGAGCGACGAAAACAACGAGTGCGATAGCGAACTTACGCATGAGAGCCTCCTAAAACGCGTCTCCCTCCGCCCGAGCCTAAACCCGAACGGAGGAGGAGAGATGCTAAGACTATTGTAGCAAAAAGGAGGAGCCCGAAGGCTCCCCCAAACTCGCAGTCACGCCGTCCAAACTAAGCCTGGAACGCGCCGCTAGTCACACTCGCAGTCACGCCGTCCAACCTCGAACAACTATTCGGCTGATCGTTGAAGAAATTCTCCCTCAAGCGATACCGCGCTTCGTACGCGTCCTGGTTCGGCAGGCGCAGGAAGACGGTGTTGTCGTCGTCCGCCCAGCCGGTCGTCCCGAGGGTGTAACGCTTAAAATGCCCCTCGCTCAGACCAAACAACGTGCCGTACGCCGCGTCACGATCCGCGGTGCCGTCGATCCCGCCGAATCCCCACGAACCATCCCTCGACGGTCCCGCCTGGAAACTCGCGCCTTTGTCGCCCGGCGCCACGTTATACCGCTTGTCCTGCTCAGTGAGCTTGTAGAACTCGCGTTTGATCGAGTTGTGAGCGTACCAGTTTGCGATTTTGCGCCCGGAGATTTCCTCGTTATTATCAATAACGCGGTTGAGCAAATCGGGATTCAGCGAACCCACAGAAGTGAGCACGGTCGATTGAAAATACGCGTTCGCCGCTTGGGAACGATCGATCCCGAAGATGTTGGACTGATAAGTCGTGGCATCGACGAGCGCGAGCATTCCGTACGGTTCGAGGTTGTAGGACGACTCGCCTGGAGCGGCGGAGTTGGTGCCGATCGACACGAGATCGCCCGTGGTGGTGTTCAGAGCGGAGTCGAGGACTAATGTCCCCGCGCCGTTGTTCACCGACACGACCTTCTGCACCCCGCGCAGGATCGTGCCGTCGCTGGACGTGAACGCCAGCAACATTCCGACCTGGATGAAGCGCATGATGTTGGTCGTGCCCGTGACGCCGCCGGGGGCGGTGAGCGTTTGCGTGATCGAGTTCGCGCCCGGACTCACCGTCGCGAGAGTCGCGGTGCCGAAATAATTGATCCCGCGGTTGCGTTGGCGGCTCAAATCATCCACCAACTTCTCTTGCTCCAGCACGACCGCTTTCATAAACGCGCCGCGATCGCTCTGCGTCTTCGCGATGATGTCGGCGGTGAGCTGAATCCGGCCCATCCATTTGCGGATTGGCACGTTCGCCAGGGTGGTTGCCTGGTTGCCCGCGACCGGCAGCAATCCCGAATCAATCGCAATCGCCTTCACACCGGACGCGTTACGCCCCGTGTGCAGCGAGATGTTGATCGAATCGCCTTCCCACTTGCCGTCGTCCATCTCGCCATCGACGAAGAATTTGAGCGCCGGCACCTCATTGTTCAATTGCTCGCGCATATCCGGCTCGTAGACCTTTTTCAAAAGTCCGCCGGCTACGCTGGTATCTAAACCCATGTTAATTCACCATTCCTTCAGGTTGGGACTCACGCCGCCCGAGCACGTACCGTGCTCTACTCCTGCGCCGCCAGTGCCTCCGCCAGGAACTTGTCCGCCTCGGCCGTGAGCTTCTTGCTCCTCAGGCCCTTCGGCTCAGCCATGATCGAGCGCCGTTGGTTGTCGGCGTCGTTCTTGGGGGCTCCTTGCTGGGGCAGCGGCCTCGCAGTGCGCTGCATGAGTTGTGCTTTGGTCTTGGACGGCGCCGTGGGAGGACCGAACTTCGCTCCGGCTTTGATGGACGGAAGCGCGTATTCCGCAGCTTCCTTGATAATCGCGCGCTGGGCGTCAACATTCCCGCTCCGTACCGCGCTCCACCATTTCCCGAGCGTTTCCTCGTCCCCGTCCACGTACGCCTGGATCCTGCCCGTCAACTTCTTCATCTCCCCGTCGGTTAACGCGAGTTTCGAAGCGGCGAGTTGCGAATCCAGCCATTCCCGTCCAGTGCGGATCGCATCGGAGTTGGCGGCTTCGAGTTGTTTCTCGGGCGCGCCCTTCAATGCTTCAATCTCGGCTTTGAGCGAGTCCACCTGGTCCTTCGAAACAAACCCGTGTTTCTCGGCCTGCTCCTTGTACCACTTGTCCGCCGCCTTAATCGCCTTGATTTCCTCCGCCGACTTACCCTCGAACCGAGGGTCATCGTCGCCACCCGAAGAAGTATTCTTCGTTTTGGCCGCCGCCGCTGCTTTCTCCGCCCGCGCCGCCACCAACTCCTCGAAAAGCGATTTGATTACTTCGGGCGAGGCGTTTCCCTTGCCCACATAACTCTCAACCAGCGTTTTCATTCCCGAAAGCGAAGTGATCGTTTTCTGGGCTTCGACGAAGCCGGCTTTCGCCTCGTCCGGAGTCTTGTAAATGGTGCGTTCGTTTACTTGCAGAAACGGTTCGTTGGGTGCGCCGCCTTCCGCGCCTCCACCGCCAGCCCCACCTTCCGCGCCGGGCTGTCCTGCGCCTTCCAATTCCTGAGTAGCAAGATTTGGATCGTCCACTTTTCACTTCTTTTCCACGCTGGAGTAACCAGCGTTTTGAGATAGGGGAACTGCACGTTGCCGCGCGTCCCCCGAACTTTACTAAACCGCGTCGCTCGTCGCCGAGATCGAGTCGTTATCGGTGCCCAGTTGCGACGCACGCGACCGGCGGATATTGATCTGGATCGCCAGCGACTTGCCCGGAGTGCCGGAATTCACCTGTGTGGTGTGGATCGATAGCGTATCGCCCTTCGCCACCACGGTCGGGTTCGCCGTATACACGCCGTACGTCGGCACGCGGAGACCGTCGCCAAAATTCAGCTTCCCAGAACCCGAAAAAATTGACGTTCCGTTCTTCTTGATATCGGTGATCTGCGTCCCGGTAACTCCCGCGGTGTCGAGCCTCGCCAGAATCCCTCGAATGACGCCGGGAAACGGTACGACCATTACTTCGAGATCGTTCGCGACCGTTTGAGTGCCGGGAACCGACAGTTCCATCACATATTCATTCCAATCTTTCACGACTATTGCCATTTTGAGAGACTCCTTAACGCTTCTGACGCTTTCGTAATGTTGGTGCTGTGCTATAGATAGTGTATCGTATGGAGCACGGAAGGAAGGATTTGTCAAGGGGAAAGTGCAGGGAACTACATCTTGGCGAGGCCAGAGGACTTCCCAATACCCGGAAACTTACGGTGGACGGCGGCGTCAACTTTCTCCTTCACGTCCCCGCCTTGGGCGGAGGCGCGAGAAAGCGCGTCGATAGCATGAGAAGAATCGGGAATTGGGTACTTACGTTCGGCGGGAAACACGAACGACTTTGATGGCAGTGCATTGCGGGTTGCGGAGTCGAGTTTCGCCACGTTAAACCCCGTCCTTATCGGTGTCGCGCATCTTCGCCAATCCGGACGACTTCGGTTTCTTCGCGTTGTGCTTCGCTTCCATCTCGCGACCGAGCGGAGTCTCAACATTCCCCCGCATTGCGCCGATGGAGTTCATTACTTTAAAAGGTGCGGCTTTATCGCCGGGATATTCCTTCTTCAACTTCGACTCTAAAAAAGCGGGCATGTGCAACTCCTATTCCTACTTTACTACGCTCGACACGTACTCCGCCTTCCGCGCGATCACGTTGAGGTAATCGCGGAGATTATTGACCTCGATGTAATCTTCACTCTCCTTCAATTCGCGGAGTTCGGAATTGAGGTGGTCGGCGCGGTGCGCAAAATCGAACAGTTCGCGTTGTAATTTTGTGAGTTCGGGCATATTCATATTCTACTGCCCCGGTTCGACCGCGCCGGCCAAATCAGCCGGTTGTGCCGGAGCTTGAGTCAGAACTTGTTGACTGCGAGCGTCCGCGGCCTTCGCTTGATTCGGCCCACCACCCGTGAATCCCGGTTTGCGCTGTGGCCCGCCGCTCCCTACTTGATTGCCCACCGTCGAACCCGGTTGCGCTCCACCCATCACGCTCCCTACACCCTGTGCCGCAGCGACCGCCCCGCCCTCGGTAATATCCCCCGCTCCCGGCGCGTCGGGGTTGAGCTGCATCTCCGCGAGTAAACCGCGCCGTGCGCCCTCGTCCACAAAATGGGTTTGAATATGGGCGATCCACAACTGTTGTAACTCGGGTGCGAGCGCCATAAACTCGTCCGTATTTGCGAACTCGACGTGCTCTCGAATATGAATCATCGAATTGTGGACCATCGGAAGGAGCGTGGGAGGCTGGCTGGTCTTCAAGAATGTGCTTTGCTCAATCCTCGCCCGGCGTGTATGCTTGCTCTCGCTCGGCAACATCCCCATCTTCCCAAACCGCCGCAATACTTCGAGTTTTTGCTCCGGGTCTTGGGGATTAATAATCTGCCCCTGAATCAACTGCGTGATCTCGGCCCGTTCCGTCGCCTCGCTCTGCGGGAACAAACTCTCGTAATCAATATCCATCGTGACCGCGCCCTGCAAATCGGAGTTCATAAAACTCGCGACTTCGTAATCTTTGTTCTGGCCGGCGGCGACGTGAATGCGTTTGTCCGTCCAATGCTTCCGGGCGATTTCGAGCGTTTGCTTGTCGAGTTCGAGAAACATCTTGGCCCACCCGCGCATCATCGGCCCGATGGCTTTCTTCGAGCGTTGGTCAAGGAGCGACAAAGCACTGGCGGCCGAAACTCCGGGCGGACTGTCCCCCCCGGCGAGAAAATACGTTCCCGTCACCCGCTCAATCTCATCGTCGATTTGTTTCACTTGCTCAAGCAGGTATTGTAGGAATTGGAGCTGTGGGACGATGCGCTCGGGCTTGAGCGGCGTTGTGCCGCCCAGTGTCACCGGGTTATAGCCCAATACCAACCCCGCGTCGCCCGTGAACGATGTTGATTCCAATCCCGAACCTTTTGGGTTTAACCACCCGCTCCCCGCCATCCTGCGAATCTCCATCTCAATCGCCCGGCGGACGTTGTTGCGTTCTTTCTGGAGCGGAACGGCGTCGTCGAGGGGCGAGGAGCCCAACAACCGCCCGCTTTGCGCCACCGCTTTCCCGTGAACGAGCGGTAGAAACTTCTTCCCCTTCTTCACACCCACGCCGTACTCGGTGTCGAGCGGGTCGATGTCGATTACGTATTGTGGGAGTTTGCCGATTCGTTTCGCGCACAAACCCTCGGGAAAATCCTCATTCGGCAGCATGAACAACGTGTACGCCGTGACCTTCGGCATCTTGCGCGAACTCGCCGCGACGTTTCCCAAACCGCCTTGAGGATTAAACTGGTCGCTCAACGCAGCGATTACGTCGAGATAGAATAACGAATGATTCGTGCCGTCGGTGGTCTCGTCTGCGCCGCCATCGTAATTAAATTTCTCCTTCGCGTCGGACACATCATACCGCTGTATCCTGACCCACCACGTCCAGTTTCGCGAATCACGAATACGGTAATCACCCCGGACCTCGAACGACGACAACACATCCACGCACAACGCGCCGATCGGCAGCATATCAACACGATCATCCTTCGCTGCGTCCTCGGGCTTTAACGCCGCTAATTCTTCGGGCGAGATCGCGGGCTGGAGCGCGGACGGCGGATTCCCATTCTGGCCGTTCTCTAAATCCGGCCCGCACTCGGGACACATCGGTGCCGCTTCATCAATATCGTGTTCCGCTTGTTCCGTCGCTCCGTACATCCCGCCGCATTGTGGACAATTCTGTTTCGCACTCGGCGCCGTCCCGTACTTTTCGTCGTAATCGTAATACGGGTGGAGAAACACATTCCCCGTATCAATAAACCAACCGGCGATCTCCGCTTCCTTCTCGTCCAGCGCGGTCTCGGTGTAAATCACGTCCCGCACGCGCTCGCCGATTTCCGCTGTGGCGTGCGCCGCGTCGTCGTCCGTAGCGGGAAGGTGCTTGATCGGAACGCGGCCTTGCGCTACGGCGCTCACCAAATCGTTGCGTTTCTCCCGAATCTTGTTTGTGTAGGTGCGCGGGAACGTATCAGGAATATTACGGAGTCGAACGCGCCCTTTCGTTCGAATCACGTCGTGCGCCCCGGCGATCATGCATAAATTACGGAACGCCGCCCACTCAAACTGCAACCTCAACGAATCGTGGATACGCAAAAACTCGTCGATTAGCTTCGACACTCGCAAACGTTGAGCGGGATTCGTGGCGTCATACGGCTCGGGCTTCTCCCCCGCTTCGACCGGCAGCATCCCCACCGACTCCAACCCTGTTTTCGCGTCATCGACTTCGACTGAACCGTCGATCATTTATTCTCCCCGCCTTCCACCACGAGTTCGATCTGGTCGTCGTGAATAAACTCGCTACCGTCGTCTTCTTCCCACGCGCCGGACATTTCTTTAATTCGTCTCTCCATCTCTTCCTTCATCGCCTTCGCGTCCACCCTCGCCTCGCGAATCCCCGTCACGCTCACGGGAGCACGCCCGTCCATCTCAAACGCCCGGTCCCCAATGCGATCGGCCCGTGCGCGCTCGTCCTCGAACTTCCCGCGCCAGTATTCGATTTCGTTTTGGAGGTGGGCGTTCAACGCCTCGGCCCGCACCAATTCGTCGTATTTCGCCCGCTTAATCCACATTTTAGCGTCTCTCCCACTAGTTTACGCGACACCACGCTCGGTGCGACCGTCGCTCAATCCCACTCTATCTTCCCCACCGGCAAATACAACCCGCTCTCACCCTGGTTCCAAATCCCCTCGTCCTCAAACGCGCCGCTCACCGGACTCTTGCGCGACATCGCCGCGGCCCAGACTTTCCGCTCCATTTCCGCTTCCTGTGCCGCCTCGGGCGACTCTACCCTCAACCTCTTCATCGTCTCGTCCACGACGATCAATCTCGTGGGTTCGGGGCGGGTGGCGACCCCGTACCTTGCCGCGTCCACCAGATCGAAGCGATCCGTCGCCGTTTTCTTAATCTGGTTCGTGTACCTCTCGTCCCACGTCACGCGGTCGTGCTCGCTCCGTACCTTCCCGCACGTCGAAACGAAGAACATCCGGGGACAACCTTCCCGTTTAATCCTCTCCGCCAACTCCGGTTGTAACTCTCTCAACCACTTCGGCGCGAGGAGTTGTTTGTTGAGGTGGAGGTACGAGGCGACCCGCAACGTCCCGGCGTAAACGTGCTTCTCCGCCACGCGACAATAAATCCCCATTCGCGACAGGTCTTCAGCCGCGACTTTATTCTCTGGATCAATCACAAACGTCGTTCGAAACGAATCGTACGGCACGTTCTTCTTGATCCACCCCGCGACGTGTTCCGTCACCGCCGTCGCCTCCGCAAACTCCCCAATCACCACCAAATTCCCGAAATCGTCCACGCGGATGTCAAGCACTCCCCACGGACAGCTCCCACCCACGTCAATCGGCACCACGCACTCCCACGAGTCGGTGAGGGCGCGGGGGAGCGGCTCGATATTATGAACGGACGTTAGGGTGTATTCGCTATAGACCTTCCCGCTGAAGTTCTCAAAACTCGCGTGGATGTATCGCCGGACGAACTCGGGCGGAGAGTTCTGGATGTAGTTATCGAAGAATCCGTCGTCCACGAACCCGCCGTTGCTCTTGCGGTTTTCGAGCGAGTCAACGTGAATGCCGAGTTTATTTCCGTTTACATAGGAACGGTAGAAAACGCCGTTCAACGGGTCAAGTGGGATGTAGTTTGGAAAGAAGTCTTCATAAATCCAATCGCGCCCGGCGGGGTTAGCATTCCCCAACGCGAACCTCACCTTCGCATTCGGGTTACGCAACCGTCCGTTCAATGCTACCCATTCCTCACGCGTGATCTCCTCCGCTTGCTCGACAAGAAATCCGCCGAGGTTGTGGCCAGTGCGCCGGGTCTTCGTGCCGAGCGCACTCGCGTCGCGAATGTGCTGGAAATATGCGATTGACTGATTTTTGAGATGCACGACCATTCCCGTTTGGCCGCGTTTATGCACGTGCGCGATCCAACTCTCCGGACACTGCTTAAAAAATTCCGGAATCAACGTCTTCTCCAAATCACTCCCACGCATTCTCGCAAACATCCATTCGTTCTTCGGATACTTCGCGAGGAGATAGAGGGATTTCTGTAGTCCTATGTGCGACTTGCCACTCGCGAAGCCCCCTTCGATCATTTCCTGAAAAACGGTGTAGCCCTTCTCTACCTGGCCGACTTTAGGGAAATCGATGTAGGCTTTTTGTGAGGGAGTGAGACGGGGCTTGAAAGCGTGGGGCGCGGGGTTCATCTACTCTAAGTTTAACCGAACGCGAAAAGGGCCGAACCATCTCTGGCCCGGCCCCGGAAGTCCCGTGTCATTAATCGGCGGACGACTTCAACGCGAAATACCCGTTTTAGTTCCCGGCGCAAATCACCGATATCAAATCGGTCGCGCCGGTGGTGTTCGTGATCGTAAATGCCGTGCCGCTTTGAGGAATCGCCTGCACTGGGTTCGCGCGAGTCGTAATATCATTCGCCACACAGTTCCAGGAAGTCGAAGATGTGAACGCGGGAGAAATACCCACAACCGCCGACGTATTTCCCGCCAGCAAAAACGTCCCCACCACAAAATGCCCGGTGCCGCCCAGCGACGTATTTGGACAGGTTCCACCCGCAGCCAACGACGCACCACAAGAATAACCCGTAGCGAGCGAACCCGTCAGCGCTGGAAGCGTAACAGTCGGCGTGCCCAGTGCGCCGGTGGGGGCCGCTACCGTCACGGTCCCAGACGTGGCGTTCGTAAACCCCACACCCGCGGTCGGGAAGGATTTATTGCTTAAAGAATCCGTGGTTGCTTTTCCAACCAGCGTGTCCGTGGCGTCGGGGAGCGTGAGGGTCTTCGCTGTGGTGAACGCCGCAGCGATTGTCCCTGTAATTCCCGTGGTTTCGCCGGAAGTGGTGAACGCGAGGACTTTCGTATTATCGGTGCCGTCCACGATTTTGAACACGCTCGCGACCGTTTTCGTGGCGTCTGCGGGGACGATAAAGTTGTAATTGAAGAAACCTCCACCAGCGTTCGAAGTGTTAAATTGCAACGTGTACGGGCCAGCGGGCGCGCAGATGGTGAGCGGTGTGCCGATGTTCTGCGGGACGGCAACGGGCTGCGTTACGGTCGTCGCCAGGGTCGAGTCGGTGGAGATCGGGGTCGTGGTGACGGGGGCGCCGGAAGCGTTGATTCCCGACGCGACGCGATACACGTTCGTCGCATTCGGGTTGCCTTGGTACTCGGGCGGAGTGGGGAACAAAATACACCCACCCTGTGCGAAGGCGGACGTGGACGTTAGTATGAGGGCGACCGCGAACAGTGTCGTCGCCAGAATTTTCATGGACTTTTTCATTTTGCTGCGAACCTCGAATTCGAAGATACGGGCCGTCGCCCGGTGGAGCACTCAGATAATAGTTTACAGGAGAGAGGAGAGTGTAGCGGGCAGCCCGAACGCGAAAAAGCGGCCCGAGTCTGCAATCCCGAACCGCTTTCGTGCATTAAGCGTGATTCTAAACCATGTTCGGTATTCTGTCAATCCCGCTCGGCCGCGGCGTTAGCGGAGGCGCAAGAGCGGGAGCCTGCGCTCCCGAGCCCGTCTGTGGGACGACAGCGGGCGCACCGCTCGCCGCGATCAAATCTCCATACGCGTTACCGCCCGCCGCCGTGTCGCTCGGGAGCTTGGAGCCGTACGCGGCATTCACAATATCCTGAGGCGAAGAGCCGTACGTGGACGGTAGCGGCCCCGGCCCGGCGTTACGCATGTCCGCAAGTCCCGACGTGGGAGGCGCGGCGTTCATCGTGGGTGTCGAATTCTGTATCGGTACCGTGCCGGGGCCGGCGTTCGCGGGCAACGGCGGTGGTGCGGGAGCGAGAGTCGCACTCATATCATTGCCGCCTGGTGCTGGGCCTCCGCTCTGCGCTGAACCGCCTCTGGGAAAACTATTCTTGTTCACGTTCGGCTCCTTCGTCGGTTTCGTTCGCACCCATCTCGTCCGGCTCCCACCCGCTCGCGTCGATCTCGGGTCCGAGTGGGAGGGGCTCGGGTTTAATCTCTTCTCTCTTCTCCACGACGTAAGCGCGCCCGAGCACCGTCGCCGCTTTATCACCTTTCCGCTGGGCGATCTCGCTCAACTTCGCTTCGGTCGCGTAATCCCGGACTCTTTTACCATTCTCCGTTTTCCAACACTCCGGCACGTTCGCCGCCGCATCTAACCACGCCCACATAATTTCGTAGAACCGTTTCTTCGCTTCCGGATCCTTTTCGAGATCGCGTAGAATCGCCGTCTCATTCTTATCGCCCTCGGTCGCTTTTGACCGCTCCAGTGCCGCCGCTTCGGCCTTCGCCTTCAAGTCCGCCCTATAACACGGCGAGCACATCCCCTTCGCCTTCTCGGGGCGCGAGGGATGGCAGAGAGCTTTCTTGACGGGTTCAGGGAAGAGTTTCGTGGCGGTAGCGCGGTTCATCCTGCAATTAGTTTAGCAGCGGCGGTTGCACAAGCTTCGATATCGTGCGCGAACGTCTCCCCGCCATTCACCACGACGCGATCGTCCGCCCAAATCAACGGCTTGAATCCCAACGACCGCGAATACCACCGCGCGGGAACACCAATCGAGAGCGCCCTGGCGCACATATCCAACGTGCCATTCCCACCCGTGTTCGGGTCCGGCGCCCACAGATCATCTCGGAACGCCCACACCTCAACATAATCGCCCTCGCCCACGAGCTTCGTCGCAGCTTCGAGCATCTTTTCATTTCGCAGCATTCCTGCGCTCCGCCCGAACCTCGTCCACTCCGCGTCAACCTGAAGGTGCGGCAGCTTGAGTATGACCGCGGCGTTCTTCCCGTGCGAGTCTGCGCCGGACTGCCCACCCTGCACCACGAACTTGATATTCGGGCGCTCGGCTTCGAGCGCGGCGTAGATGAGTGAGTAGCGCGAAAACGTCCGCCCGCCACAGAGAATTATCACCTTCATTTCGGCCTCTCGTATTTCAGGATGTCGGGATGGACCGCGCCGATGTGGTGTCCAAGGTGATGAGACGGCAGTTCGCGATGGGAGAGTTCGTCCGCCGCTCTGTCCACCACCTCCCTCGTCACCGCGAGATTTTCGATCGCGCAGTTGCCGTACGCGAACGACCGCCGCTGCGCCTCGCGTTCCTCGGGCGTCATGGGCGGGAGAGCACGGGCTTGGTCGAGCAACCGCTCAAGCTTGGGATCGACCGGCGGGAGTTTTTGGAAAAGTCGTTCGCTCATTTCGACACCCCCTGCTCCCTTAACCACTTCTCAAACGCCTTGTTACACAACACCGCCGGGGACCGTGACTCCCGCAACTTTTGAATCGCCGCGTCCGGTTCCATTCCACCGAGCACCAGCGCGAGACCCGCCACCAACCCCGAACGATTCAACCCCGCCTGGCAATGCACGAGCGTCGGGCCGAGCTTGCGGCAGACGTTCACCAACGTCGCGACAGAGTAGAGTTGCGCGGGGTCCGGCACCGTGCCAGAATCATACAACCGAATCGTGAGCGCGGTGTCCAGCTCACACCCCGGCTCGTACCGCTCCCACGGATACAAACTAATGACGTGTTTGAATTTCCCAACGAGCGACACACCGTCGATACACCCACCTTGCCAGAACCCTTCGTCAATCGGCGTGATGAGCGGGACGCTGAACGGCACATTACCCTCCCGAGCGATCCCTTCGATATGGTGCGAGGTGAAATCCGTTGAAGTGTTGAGTGCGTTTCTCATCTCGCTACTCTAACACTCCCGAGCGCGGGCGTCAACCCGAAAAGTGTCCATTCGTGATTCGAGAACCCAGAACGCCCGTTCTCGACCCGACCTTGCGTTTAAATGCCCCCGCGCCAGGCCGTATTTGACCCCAGACGCGTCCGTTCGTTCTCGCGGAAGTGAACCTTCGCCTCCGACGCTTCTCGCGGGAAACGATCCGTGATTTTCAACGACTTCCCCATTTCCTAACCTTAGATTCTGAAGCGGTTTTCGCCTCGGCTTTAGAATCCGACCGTGAATTGGCGTAGAGTCGCGTGTTTACGACCTTCCGTTTTCGAAAAACTGTAAAGTTACCGCATTATGGATGTTACCTCTCTCAAAACCGCCCCCGGGCGTCTCGGACCTCCCCTCCGTGCACGCCAGTGTGCGCCAGGCGCGGCCGACCGCGAAAACCCGCGAACGGCGTAGTGATCGCGGGAGTCTAATGCTCTGGTGAGGTCGTGCGGTGGCGTCCGACATTGTGTCGCAACGGTCCCGGCGCAGCTCGCCTTAACCATCCCGCACGGTCCCGCGACCACTTCACAATCTTCAGTTTCCGCGTGATCTTCCGCAGATTATTAAGCGAACGGCGTCAACAAACGTAAAATACGCCTTTACACCTAGTTCCGCGTGATTTATGCTGAGAGAGTAAGGTAAGTGCAGTGGACACGCTACTAATAGGAGGATGTTATGAGCACACTACAACAGCTTGAATCGCTATCGGATGCACTCAAGACCATCAAAGCAGCTCGTTTGAAAGTACTTGACGTACAGCCCGTTTGGAACATCTTGAATCACGCTGGCCAGCATCTTGAAAGGCAAATGAGCACGTTGCTTGCAGAGTAACTAAGGCTGTGACCACGCGTCACAGTCCAATGGAACGCCTAAGCACAGTCGGACAGACTTTAAACGGAGGTCACATCATGTCGCACGAAGTCAGAGAGTGGAAACATCCCAGCGATTACGCTGGAGCAACCTGGGAAGGATGGTACAGCGCGGGATTTGGACGGTCACGGGATTCGGACGCGCTGGAAGAGTCCAATTTCACAGTCGCATCTCGGGAGCTGCTCAAGCTGCAAGGCGAGATGCATGAGGACGAAACACGGCGGTATGGAGAGACGCGCTGTGCTCGTATACCAAGCGGGCATCGCTAACGTGTTCGAGGTGGATTGCTTCAACCTCAACACTACCGGGCGTAATGCCAAGAGGATACTGCAAGCGGATTTCAGGACGTGCGAGAGTTTCGCTAGGGGCTTAGCTCACGCGGGATTCAAAGTAGCCAGCGTGTATTGCAATCAAGCGGGCGATATCACGCATTCACTCTGGGCTGAGAACCTAGAGGATGCTCCGTTTTCGCATCAGTTCCGGCCGGTATTCGCGGGCGTGAAGGCTTAGCCATCGCTAGGGCGCACCGCCGCGGGCCAGCGCGTCCTGTGGGGAGGCTAATCACAGATGAGAAATTTAGACGCTTATGATTTTGCTACCGAGCCAATGGAACGCGGTATATCTGTACCATTCGGTAGTGAAGCAACTATGAATGTCGCCATTATGCGGCTTGATCCGTTCCGGGATGCGGTGCCGTGCTGGCATTCCGACTGGTACTGGCCAACCGCTAAGGAACGCAGAGCGGGCAGGTTGGCCGCTGACTTGGAACTACGCAAGTCAATCGGCAGGGCGTAGGACGGCGCAATCCCGCGCACAGGGACCACGGGGGACACCCGCACGATTCGAACGGAGGATTTTATGCCACGTCAAAAAATAATCGACAATCTGCGTAGCATTTACCAGGACGCGCAATGGAGCGGCAGCGAATCCCGACAGCGCTTGGAAGGATTGCTCAATAACATTCGAGATACCGCGCGGTTTGCCTTGGAGGACTTGGGCCTGAAGTTTGATGAGTCAGGAAAGGAACTATAGCGCGCAATCCAGCGCGAACCGGGCCGCACGGCCGCAATCGTGCCACGAACGGGGGACACCCGGAAAACGGAGGATAGAGAATATGACACGCGAACGAGTAATGGATTTAGCTAGATTAACGGCAGAGTTGGCGGTATTGGCCGAGAGAAACGCGAACCGGCATCGCAGCATTGCCAAACCCGCAATGACCACACAACAGATAGCGAACGATGCATTCCTGCTCATCAAATACGCATCCAGCCTATCGAACTATGCGACCCAGGATTGCAATATCGAACTCACGGAGAAGCAGAATAAATCCGTGGATTCGATTCGCAAGCGAGTAACGCAGATCGTAGCCGCGTACAACGTGACGGCTAGTTTCTCCGGCGACCCTCGCGGCTATGTCACCCACTTACATTTCCCCAGCGGAATTTATAACACGATGGGCGGAGCTGAAGCGGGGTGGGGGATATGAACCTACACATCGAAGGCCGCAGATGGTTCCAGCGCGGACCGGGGAACACGTATCATTCCGTCCGCATCTGGAAAGACGGACAGCAGCTCGCACATTTGCCGTACCAGTATGGTTATGGTGACGGCTATCTACAAACCGCGCTGGACTGGTTGCGCGAGAACGATCATATTCCTGACGTGTGCTCGCGGCATGATTGCGGGATCGCCCGGAAGGAACACCCGCCAGAGCACAAAGCCGGCCATTACTTCATGCCGCATTATGGCACGCAGTACATCCGCGAGACACTGGGCGGGACATATAGCGTGATTGACGTGACGCGGAAGGGAGATTTATGAACCTGCAACCTGTAACCGGCGCACCATTCACAGCGGAGTGTATTGTCTGCCATAAGCGTAAATGCTTCGGTGGCAATCCTGACATTCCATTCTCACGGCCAAACTCCGGCGGATTCGCGGACTTGGACGGGGAACCTTTCAAGGCGTACTACTGCGCGGACCATGTAGAACACACGATTGACGGATTCAAACTCAAGACGGTGCCGCTTTGTGATTATGTGTTCCCAAGCGGCGACCGTTGCATCTTGGACGCCGATCATGTGGAACGTGAGGGCGAGCGCAGTCACATGGTTAACTCGAAGGTGGCCAGTGACCACGACTAGAGACAAGCTCATATTTGTGCATGCAATGGCGCGTTCCACCTCCGCGACCGTGCGCCAGTGTGAGGCGTTGTTACGATACGGCGCGACCTATCGTAAGGTGCTGCAATGGGAGCAATGCGAGCCTCACAAGCTCACACTGTACCAGGACAAGCGATTGCGGATTGCCAATAAAATCGGGCGGGTGTGCGAGGAGATACGAAGCGTGGTCCCTCATATCCAGGCGGGATGCATGCCAGTGTTTGAAGGCACGGCAATCACCATCCGCGTCCCCGGCGGCGAGGGAATCGTGGTGCCGTCATGATTCCACAGATGATTGAAAGCGTTACAGTAATTCCTATGAGCAGAGAGATTGACCTGGGGGCAAGAGTAGACGCGGCCCGCAAGGCGAGGGGCACCAGTCCATTTGTAGGCATCGCTACCGCGAAGGGGACAGTGATGCTCCGGCGCGAGGTGCTGAAGAAATCGCTTCAGGGGTTGCGGGTGATTGAGGCGGAGCTGGTGAGCGCGAAGGACGGGATGATTACCGGCACATTCCGGCCATGGCAGAGCGATGGTGGTCAGACCGTATGGAATAGCAGTAAACGTGTTTATGAGATGGAAAACTTGACGTGGAACCTAGGCGATCCCGTTAAGTATAGATCACCCTTGGCGATTCGCGTCTACGCGGTCGGGGAACACGTTAAATCCGTGCGGCTATTCACCCACCAACCGTGGAAGACCGGCGCGGGAGTGTTCCATAAGGACTTGGAATCCTGGCATCGGGCGAACATGCGGAAGTGGGGAGTTTGCGATTGTCACGATTTCTACCGGCGCAAGACGTGCTCGCATGTCGAGACGGCCACGCGGCCCAAACTGGACAAGTATCAGAAGGCGATTGCCAAGCTACAGAAGGAAATGCCCCACGAGTGGCGACCCGGCAATCCAGCGGTAGAGATGTGCGACCGTCCCACCCCGAACGATTACTTGCGGCGTCAATGGCAAGCGTGGACGTTGCAGAAAGACGCACGACGGGCAGTCATGGCTCTGGCACGGCGGGGAACGAAGGATTTAAATTCCACAAAGATATACACAGAAGTAGCGAAGCTCACAGCATTGCATGTCGTTATGACAAATTGGGAAGAGAGGTTTCACGCTGTTCCAGGCACAAGGCCGGAGCCTGTCTATGAGGTGAAAGCCTTGCCAATCGCCATAAAGAAATGGGGCGAGATCACAACGAAGCAGCGCGAGCGCGCAGGCGTGGAAAATTTATTCGACTACATGAATAAGCTGTGGGAGTTCTGTGGGCTAGCGGAAAAGCCTTGGGGAAAGAAATATTACGAGCATGAGCCGACCTGGGGAGCGGAGCACTACAAAACGTGGTTACGTGACTTGCACACCCGGAAGCAACTAATTTCGCAAATCGCGGCGATACGCGCCGAAGCGGAAGGAGCGAAATGAGCTACGAAGGTTACCGCTACGTGCGCAGCTATGGCGCGGATTTCAGCCGCGATCCGCGCAAGGACAAGAGCAAACCCGCGTGGGGCGTTGTGGGAGGTAGTGGGCGGACGTGCGCGGCGGGTTGGCCGGGCCGATACCGAATACCAGTATCTCGCTTTCTTGTTTCGCGGTCCGATTGAGGCCAGATATTTAACGAAAAAATAATTCCGTTGCGTCATAACGAAACGGTGTTAGGATTT